ATTTTTGTATTTTAAGTTATTATAACTAATTTTACATCGGGATAGGTTGGAGTCATGACCAACTGATAAGGGCTTGCCAAACGTCCTTCCCTCTTTTTCTCGTTTGGCACCACTAAATTGTTTGGCAATGACAAATCGGGAATTCATAGAGAGTGTTGCTCTCGAAGGAGAAGAATGGCGTATTATTGATGGTACGCTCGGCTATTTCGCGGTATCTGATTATGGTAGGGTTTCATCGCTATCCCATCGCGTGAGCGGAGGTAATAACAATAGTTGGACGACTAAACCTCGCATATTAACTCCTCGCCCAAATAGGGGAGGATATTTGAGAGTTAGACTTACATCCCTACACGGAGTAGATAAGACTGAATTAGTCCATAGGCTTGTTGCTAAAGCGTTCATCCCCAATCCTAATAACTATGCATATGTAGACCATATAGATGGGAACCGGACGAACAATGTGGCACGTAATCTTCGTTGGTGTACTCGTTCAATGAACATGCTTAACCCTGTCACAAGAGAGTGTGCAGCAAAAGCACGAAGAATACCCAACAAGAAAAACAGAAAGCCAATTGTCCAGATTAAAAATGGAATATTGGTTGCAAAATATAAAACAGCATCCGAAGCCCATCAATTACACGGATTTCACATCGGAGGAATATATGAATGCATTCGAAAACCAACTCGCACATTGAAAGGATTTCATTGGCGCTGGCTTTCGGATTGGGAAGCCTCTTATCAGTAAGTCAAAGAACATTTCACCTATCGGCGAATAATAGCATTATCCCCAAAATCCGCCGCTCCCCCCAAAGCCAAACCCTGCACCATATCCGAGACCATATTGTGCGGCAATACACGTAGGCACACCGACAATAGGCGAATAGGGCACGGTAGCCGTTTCGGGCAGCTTGCACTTGATGCTATTCACGTCATTCTGCAAAGCCGCTACAGCGGCGTTCACGGGTGCTACAGCCTGTCCTACAACACCGGCCATGTAGGCGTTTTGGTGTTCGAGGTTGAGCTGCGTGGTCAGCGTGCTGTTCTTTTCGCGCAGGGCATCAATTTTATCCTGCAATGCAGCTGCCTGCATTTGATCCAGTTTGGAAATTATCGCTGTAGTCCCGCTTTGAGAAGTTTCGCGAATTGTGTTTTGTAAATCACAGGTCTGACGTTGTGTTTCATAGGCAACGCTACTGAATCCGCGCTCCATGCCCACATTGACGCCATTGATGGCCTGCTTCATATCGCAGCAGCACGCGGCGATCTGGTTGCCGATTTGGCATCCCATCGACTGTACAGCGTTGATGATCTGCTGGCTTGACATGCCGAGGGTGCCCTGGATGTTGCACAGCGTGTTCTGAATCTGCTGCGTAGAGCAGTTGAGCGACGATGCCAGCTGATTGATGGCTGCGCCGTTCCCTTGGATTGCGTTCATAAGAAGTTCCCGTCCGGCGTCACCGTTGAGCTGCGCAGGAAGGCCATTGGCGTTGTTACCGCCGAAGCCGTTGCCACCAAAGCCGCCCCAGCAGAAGAACAGCAGGATGATCCAGATCCACCAGCACCCGTCACCGCCCCATGCACCACGGTTGTTGTTACCGTTCATGAGTGCCGCTACGAGGTTGGGATCCATGCCCTTGTTGCCCATCATTGACGAGACGAGAGCCGCGATGTCAAGGCCGCCACCCGAGCCGCCTCCATCGAAAATATAAGTTTTATCCGAACCCATTTTTAATAATTATTGAATGATTGCCGCCCCTGTCAAGGCCGGGCGTTCACCTGTTGCAACATTGCAAAGGTGGCTGCGGGCGGCAGGCATATCAATTCATTGGGGCGCAGATGGGAGGCAACTTCTTCGCAATAAGTTCGCACTGTATTTCGAATATAGGGTGGCTGTATCGCTTGCGTTCATCGAACCCGGCGACCATCTTCTCTATGGCCCGGCGGGAGAAGCGCATCATCCGGGCGATGTCGGTGATGTACATGCCGTTTTTATGGCAGAAGTGCACGAGCATGTAACGTGCATCGACCACATCTTGAAATTTATCCTTCGAAAGGATTTGTTCTTTGGCTATTTCAGTTTCAAATGCAACACATTCGAGTATTTGTGCAAAAAGCTCCGATTTACGCATATGCTTTCCCGATTTTTTATTATAAATTTGTTATACCACTATACAAAAAGCCAACACACCGATTCAAGGAATAAGTCCTCAATGTGGTGCGTTGGCACAATCGTATAGTGGTATATGCGGGAAAGCGTTGGGGACTTTTTTATGCCCGTACCCCAAGGCCCGTTATTCGGTTACAACCGATGGGAAGTCATCCCAGTATATGTAAATCAGCTCTTCCATTGCGCGTAGTGTTTTCGTATTTCAAGGTATTCAGGGTTATCTTCATGGGCATATGCTTCCTGTTCGAAAGTTATCCTTCGGTACTTGAAGCCGTGAAATACCCAATCCAATAGGTAGACGATGTAGAAGGGCACATATAACAGTTCTCTCATCTGTGCGGTGTGTATCGCTTCGTGGTTTTTATTTTTATCCGACAACGGGCGGGCGGACTTGCGGGCAAATACGATCCCGAACAGATTGATAGCCTTGTATCACTTGAAGGGGATGATGTCGTTATAAATTATCTTCATACCTGTCAGAATTGCCATAAAATAATACCTACTCCTACGCCGACCGTAGGCTGGAACCCTTGCGGTGTGTACGCCGCTCCGACCCCGGCCGTCAGGGCGAAGCGGCTGCGCCGGGTGACTACCTGCTGTCGGATAGTCGTGCGGTCGTATGTTTCTATCCAGTCGAGCGTCGGCCGAAGGTTGCCGATCCGGGGCCCGCTGACCTGTGCCCGGTAGGTGCTGTCCGAGTAGGGGCGTGTTTCCATCGCCACCTTCATCTGCACGCTGTCTGCCCCGACTTTCACAACGACGGTCTCCGTCACCGTGTCGGGCGGCGCGAAGAGCAGCACCGGCACCGAGATGTCGGCCAGGCGGTACGTGCCGGGCAGCGGTTCCGGCCGCGGATAGAACACCGTGTCGATGCGCGTTATTTCTTCGACAACCACCGACGCGGCGCCCCGGCGGTAGCCCCAGCCGAAGAGCAGCGCTCCGGCAGCAAGGGCGGCGAGCAGGTAGAGGATCAAGCGTTTCATGCCGTCATGGGGATATATTTGCCCGCACGCATGGTCAACAGCTGCCGCCGCTGGCCACCCTGGCGGTTCTTGTAGCCTATATGCACCCAACGGGGCGTGCCGGCGGCATCCTCGTCCTCCGAGATCATCTGGTCGAAGGCGCGGCCCCTGAGCCACGTACGGCAAAAGCGCTTGAAGTCGGCCATACGGCCGTTGCACGGCACCAGGTCGAACGCGAAGCCGACGCAATGCGCCGAGGTCACAGAGCCCCCGACGGCCTTGTTGAGCGCGAAGCCGCGGTAACCGGACGAAACCCGGATTGCAGGCGTGCTCCACTGCTCATTGGCGCATTTCACCGCCCACGCCTCCCGCAGCGGGTCGAGCAGCTGCGCGACGGACATTTCGATATTGGAGCGGTGTTCCGCCGTCGGGGTATTGTCCAGGCCCTTTGCACGGGCCGTGGCCGAGCGCGTAAGCTCCGCCATTGTAAAATGCTTCATCAGGCAAAACGTTTAGTGTACAGGATATGCCCGACCCATCCGGCCATAGCACAAACAACCCCCACGAGGATGTAACGCGGGAATACGATTCCGAGCACTACGGCCACGGCCGCAACGATGCTCCATACGATCCATTTCTTTTTCATTTGTCCTTTTGTTTTTGTTTGTAGTTTTCCAAATAGGGAATCTTTTTAATCATCTCGAACGAGAGCACATAGTACAGGAAGTCGATGTATCGGTTCTTCGGGAATATGCGGTTCAGGTTCTTGAGGATGTTGACCCCGTAGAAATATATCAGGGCATATACTGCGAGCGAGATCGCCGACATCGCCCCGTCGTGGTTGTCGATGTTGTCCCCGACGAACAGTATCATGGCCATCAGTCCCGATATTACCGCAGCCTCGGATATGCACTTGAAAGCCTTGCGGAATATGAATCCTTCGTGCTGCACGAGCACGCCGGCGAACAGGCCCGTGAAAAAGTTCGCGGCGAATATAATCATGCAGGCCGTCAGTATGTCGTGTATGGGGGCTATGGCGTTGAACATGTACACCAGGGCACCGATCAACACCTGCCATACTTTTTCGCAGAGCCTTTCTATAAATCTCCACAATGCTTCCATAGGGTGTATTCTATTGTTCGGGCAACACGTTTGTCTGCGCCTGGGGCGCCGCTTCCGACTTCTCCAATTCTGCGATCCTCTGTTCGAGCCGTTTCAGCACCGCGGCTAATGTTTCTCCTTCGGAAACAAGCACGGCCTCGGCTACGGTTACGGGATAGAACGGCTCGCCGTTGGGCTTGTTGGTCATATACATCTTCATTGCTCAATATTTTGAAAGTCCATAACCGTTTCTTCGGCGGCCAGCTCTTCGGCACGCCGGGCCCTCAGCTCCGCAAGGGTCTTTTCATTCGCGTTGTACTCCGCGTTGGCCGCTTCGTACTCCTCATAATCCAGAGGATAGGTAGCCCGGAAGTCAAGGCCGGACTTACTGCATTTGGCCGCCCTATCGTCGGACTTGGCCATGACTGCCCGTAATTCGAGCTGCCGTGATTCGAGGGTGTCGATCTGTCGTTGTGTTTCCATGGTTCAGATAATTATAAGGCGCAGACCGGGCGGGACGAGAATTTATAACACTTGCCTGTATAGCCCAGATAGCCGGCCCTTCCGTTATAAATGTAGATGTAACTCTCCTGCATCTCGCATGAAGTATGGACATAATAATAATAACCATAGCACGTGGTAGCTTTCAAGCGTAAGAGCGTACGGTTTACAGGGTCTTTTTCCACGTCAGCGGCGAAACACACCCTGTCGTGCATCAGCAGGTAGACCTCTTCCGACGACGGCAGCCACCATGCCCCCGCCTCCAGCCCCGTCGTCATTCCGTCCACGGTGATGCCGAAGTCGAGGGCTGCGGCGGCAGCCGGGTAGCGGTACTGTGTTTTGCCGTAAATATCCTCGAAGGTAAGCCGCCCGATCAGGTTCGTGTTGGTCTTGCCATCCTGCAACATCGTCCCGAACTCCGTAGGATATTGTGCCATGTGCTCGGCGAACAGGTAGTCCTTGTAGGTGGGATACACGGCAACCAGATCGGGGTTGTCGGCCTCGGTGAAAACGCTCTCCCGAATGACTATGCCGCTTCCCGGCTTTTGTCCTGTGGCTGCCTGGCCTCTCTCCGAATAATATTCCGCGAACTGGTCGAGGACACCACCTGCCATATTTGAATTCACACCATTCTTGCGGCGAATTTCTTCTCTGGTTCCTTTGATAAGTATCCCCGTGAGTGTTGTCTGATAGCTCACGTTCTCCCGAGGATAGGTGATTTGGCAGCCATTCGTAACGTTGATAAGCACATAATTGGGCGACCATGTGTTTATCGACATGACAATTCGTGCCCCTGCTTCATCGACAGAGGCTGTCCAGCCATAAGTGTTTTTGATCTTCTCGTCCGCATTGATCTGCGCGGCGATATCCGCGAGCGTCGCACCCGGGGCATAAGTGAATGCGTGGTCGGTATTATAGATACGAAGCGTGAAGGTTCCCCCCGCAGACAGTTCGAAGCCAGATAGGGCGACCTCGTAAGAGTACGCCCAGCAAACGCTGCTTGCCGCATTGCGAAGCGACACGATCAGCACCCGCTCGCCCTGCCGGGCATAGACCACGGCCACGGGGACAAGCTGCGGCGACAGCTGCTCTGCAACAAGCGTCGCACCCTTGACGAAGCGGATAGTCCCCGTGGTCTTGTCGAAGACCGCGAGGTCGCCCACCCCGGCGGCCGGCTTGTCCACTACGACGTTCACGCCGTCGTAGATGAGCGCTCCGTCGTCCTCGATGTAGGATACCGCCGACTGTGTGTCCTTGCGATTCTTGTCGGCCGTGTAACCCGCCTTGTTGGCGTATTTGTTGACTTGTGACATGTTGTATGTAGTTTAAGCGTTCTTCCAGTCCGACACCGCGCCGTTACCCACGGAGTGGTAGACCGCGTTGTTCTTCGTATCGACATAGAACTGCCCTGCGCGGTCGGGGGCTTTCGTCGGCGCACCCTCGCCCGTGACGACGAGGTTGTTGTCGCCCCACACGCCCAGTTTTTTCACCTGCAACTCCGGGATCAGCACTTTGCCCGAGAGCATTTCCATGAGCAGCCTTTCGAGGTGCGTCACGCGCGCTTCGAGCGTGCAGTCCGAGTGCGCGATAACCGAAATTTCGCTGAACGAAGCATCCGACCACGGCGTGAGCTTGTGCCTGGACAAGAAGTCGGCATCGGTGATCTCCGGCCCCGTGGTATAGTAGGTGTTGCCCAGCAGCGTGACGTCGACCTGCGTGAAGGGAGCGCCGCCCTTCACGTCGGGCATGTAGAGCGCTTTGGTTCCGTCGAGCGACAGCAGGCGGCAGCCGATGATCTCGACGGCCATATTTTTCGCCGCAGCATCGGTGCTTGCGTGGATGGTGGCCGCGCCCGTCGAAGTGCCTACGTGCGTGTCGCTGACGCACTCGCAGCCGTCTAACCGAATGGTCTGGTTGTCGGTAAGGCCCGCGCCGACGGGTGAATGGCACGTACTGAAGAGTTTGCAGTTCCGAATCGTCGTGAAATATCGCTCAGATGCGGCAAAGACCGAATCGATATGTATGCAGTAGCAGGCTTGGTGACCGCCGGCGCTGGCGTCCGTATAACTCTCGTCGTTCAGGCAGTTGACGGTCATGTTGGCGATGGTGCATTCGCCGCCCGCCTCGATGATCTTGGCGCGGTTCACGGAGTTGTTCTCATACGAGACGATGACGCCGTCGCGGCTCTCGCCGATAAGCGATATGCGGTTCGCCCCCTTGTTGATGATCGCATACGGGTAACCCATCGCCACATTCTTCGGGGCCTCGTGATCGTAAAGGCCGTTGCGGATAAACACCGTAACCGCGTTGTTCACGACATCGAAGGCGTCCCTTGCGAAGTCGCACGCCTGCGCGACCGAGAAGAAATGCCCCGTCCCGCCCTCGTCCACGGTGAAGGAGTCCGTGTCGAAGTTTTTCAGCGTGGCCCGGCTCTCGGCATCGCACCATGCGTCATAGTTATTGAGCGTGACGATCAAATCCTCGATGGTGACCTTCTGGCCGATATTGGTGGCTGCGGATATGCTGGTGCCCACATTCAGCCCTCCCGCTACCGACGCCGCCTTGCCGCGGTAGTAGATTTCGTAGGTGCGGTCTGCCTTGAGGACGAACCAGCGGCCCCGCTGGTCGAGATTGTCCGAATAGGTAATGATCCGCAAAGAGCACTCTTTGTCCACGCGCAGCTTCATGCGCACGAAAATAAAGTCCGAAGCTGCGACCGGGATGCGGCTGGTCAGGGAGAAGTTCGACGTCACGCCTGACTGCGTAGGCGTAACGACCATGCTCCGATCCGTGATGTCCGAGCCCGTATTGTTATAATAGCTCTTCGTAAAGTCCTTGAGGATGTAGGCTACGTGGTCTTTGTAGCCTAATTCAGTATTCAATTCTTCCGAAGTCACATATCCGGAATCATTTTCCAGTTCGGACAGTTTCGTGGGAAGCTCCGTGCGGTCGGCCTTGCCCTGGATCATCTCCTGCAATGCAAGTGTCAATTTGTCCCAGGATACGGTGTTGTTGAGCAGGGAGGCGCGGATTTCGGAGCCTTCGACCGTAACCTGTATCTCGGAACCGATAGAGCCGACATACACTTTCACGAAGTCAGAAACCGGGATGGAGGATATGGAGCCGTCGGCATTTACGAACTCGATAGATTGGGTATCCTCGTTGTAATGCAGCCCCATCATCTCGATAGGCAGGTCGATGATGAACTTCGCACCGCCCTTTGTCGTGAAGGTCAGCTCGTAGGTTTTGTCGTTGAACTCCGGCAGTCCTACGCAGGTGTTGAGCAGTTCCCGAATGTCGGGATGCGCCGTGGGGGAGGTGTTGTGCCGCTCGATCTGCCCGCTGACGTCCGGGGTGGGAATTTCAGAGATCGCCTTGTCCGTATAGTTTTTGGCCTCGGTCAGTGTCTGCGCATCCCCGCCGGATATGTTGCTGTTGAGCTCCTCGGACGTGGCGTCAAACACATCGCTGACATTATTCCATAGTTCTGTTGTCTTGGTGTCCGTGTACGACTTTGCTTCAGCCAGTGCGCCCGCCGCAGCCTCCGTCAGTTCCTGCTTGGATGCCTTGTCGGACAACTCCTTCCTTATCTCCGTGTCGTCGTAGTTGGAGAGCCCGGCCAGCTTCTCCTTCTCCTGGTCGGTGTAGTCGTTCGTAGAAAGCCCTTTCCCTTCTTCCTTGTCGACCTTTTCGGCAAGGGCTTTGTCAATATCCCCAATTTTACCTGCGGCGTCATTTGCCGCTTTTGCCGCCTCGTTCGCGGCGTTTGCAGCGTTAATAGGGGCCTCGGCATATTCTTCCTCCGTAAGTTCGGAATTCGGGTTGTATTTCTTGAATGCCTCGTAAGCACTCTCGCCGGGCAATCCAACAACAAGGCTTGACGCCTCGAGGTCGACAGTTTCCGTTGTAAGGTTGCTTTCGTCTTCGCCATCTTCCAAAAGTGTCGTAGGAACCAATTCGAAGGCCTTGCAGTAGTCGACCGCCGTTTGCCCTCTCTTCTGCAAATTCTCCCACATGGTGAGACGGTACACCCCGATGGACTTCTGCATTGTGCCGCTAATGGTGAAAATGGCGGTGTTGCCTTCGGTGGTGAAATCAACGGGAATGTCCATATGCGAAGGCAAATGGACGAAGAGTTTCAGGTCGCGCCCTTCGAGTGCTACCTCCTCTCCATTGGTAAGTATCGGCCAATGTATCTCTATGTCCTTGCCTATCCGGATGCGTTTCATATTCCTTTCGAGCGTTTATTCTTTTTTGAGAGCGGACATGATACTGTCATAGAATACCGCCTTGCACATCTTTGCGGTATCGACGATAATCGATTCCTCCTCGTCGGAAACTTCGATGCCACCTTCGCTGTGGAGGATGCGGAATGCCAGGTCATGCGCTACGATACCGTTCATGCTCATGTATATGGCGTTGGCAAACTCTTTCCGGGCGTCGACAACAATATGCCCGGCGTGGGAAATGTCGGTGAATAATTTAAATTCTTTTAAATTTAATGCTTTCATAATTCATTACATTGTAGGACAGTCATTGGCAGTCCAGTATTGTCCGTCTTTGTTCCACATCAGAATAGCGAGTGAGCCATAATCCAAAACTACACTCCGAGTACTACTACCAGCGTTCTGCTTAATTACGTGAGTAAGTCCCCCAGTTTGAATTGTTACATTACCCTTCCCAATCTTCCTGATAAAATATATTTGTCCGTCTTTGGGGTTGGACGGAAGCGTAACGTAATTCATACTCGATGTATCATTGAATATTATTGATTCGTAATCATTAAGCGTCCATCCACCAGTCAATGTCCGGCTGAATAACCTGAATCCGCATATGTCCCCATTTCTCAATAATATGGCATGATTGCCATTTGGAATATCTCCTATCTGTGAATTTTCATTATATTCCCCCTCGGCCGAGACGTCAATTCCGATATTATATCTATTCATGGCGTCGTACGATTCTCTGTTTATTGCCACGGATAGCACAGAATGGTTGGAATAACCCGATGAACCTAATGGATACGCCATTGCATCAAAAGAAGTTGTATAGGCGCCCCCTTTGCATTCCAGTAATACCCGCGCGGCCGACAGTCTGTTAGACCAAATTTCTTTACCCTGAGACGTTTGCGACACCAGCCAACTCTCTCCTATTTCAAATCCGCCAATCGTTCCACTCGATGCGTTGATAGTCCCTGTAATATCGGCTTTGGTGGCCACGAATGCCCCGTCCTTAGCGACCCTGAACGGCGCATTCGACGGGGTATTGCTTCCGACGAACAGGGGAATATTGCCACCCACGAGCCCTGCGATGATGGTATTCACGGAAATGTCCGTCTTGGAATTGTGCACCACGAACTCCATACCTTGCAGGAAGTTGATGACGGCATTCTCTGCGAATAACAGGGGCGTATATATCGGCACCATGTCGTTGAGTTGTTGCCAATATGCCGACGCGGATCCCGCCGTCGGTTTGTTGGAGTTCGACGAAGTGTGCGTTTGGCTGCACTGGAATTTCAACTGCTTATTGTTCGCATAGATCGTAACTATGTCTATGTATCTGGGGCCATTGGAGACAAGGTCGAGGTCATTGCGGTATTCCACTCCCGATGCCCATTCCGTGAGGCGGATTATGCAACCCTGCAAGCCATCCTTGCCGGGAGCGCCGTCTTCGCCGGGGGCGCCATCATCACCTTTAGGGCCCTGCTCTCCCGATATGCGTACCGGAGTTGCCCAGCCTACCGTCGGGTGCAACAGATTGTCGTCGGCGTCTATTTCCGCCTGGGTCATCCACAGATATTCACCCGAAGAGAGCGACGGCGGGGTGTCGCTCCAACCTGCGGGGGTGCGATCCGTTTTGACCAGCGCCGGCGCCGTGGTGGTGCTATTATTCTTGGCGTATTTGAAGTCAGTATGCGGCCCCGGCTCCCCATCCTCGCCCGTTACGCGGATAGGCGTCGACCACGCCCCGGCCTTTCCGGTCGATGCGTCTATCGTAGCCTTGGACATCCACCATATACCGACACCAGTGGGCGCGTCACTCCATCCGGACGGAATGGGGTCGGAGGAAGTAGGCTTTGCTGGCTCCGTATCGCTATTTTTAAATACATAGGATGTCCAGTTCCCCGGTTGCCCGTCGTAAGAATACCGCGCCCAAATCGAGGGCGAGGAAAATGCGCCCCAAACACCTTCCACCTTGTTGCGCTTCGACACCCATTCGTAACGATATGTGGCGTCTACTCCCGTAGGGTCATCCGTCCATGGAGCCGGGGGATTATCGTATTCCGCAACATCGGGAACATCCGGAACGGTGCCCGGATCCTCGGTTTCCGTACGCGTGAATATGTATTCTACACCTTCACCATCCACACCATCCGCGCCGTCGAATGACCACTTCGCCCATAAGGACGCTGCTGAATATCCGCTCCAGTGTCCGCCTGTCTTATAGCGTACGCAAGTCCATTCGTAGGGGCGCTCGTAATTCGGGCCCGTAGGGTTGTTCGTCCAACCGCTCGGTACATATCCGTCTTCGTCGCTGCCAGACGGCGTATTCGGGGCCGTGTTGGAACTTGTGCGTTTGAATATCCATTCTACATCGGTTCCGTCGACACCCGGCGCTCCGTCGAACGAAAATTTTGCCCAAAGCGCAGGGTGTGTGAACTCGCCCCATGTGTCATTTACTTTCACACGCTTGCTTGCCCACTCATAAGGGTTGTCGTTATCGGGCCCGACGGCATCGTCCGTCCACACCTGCCCGTCCGAGGTTTCGGAGGACGAGGGAATGTAATCGTCCTGCTGCGCGGTGGGTGGCTGTGCAGGGGCTTTGTATTCCGATGTACGTGCGAAGATCCACTCGTAATCCTTGCCGTCCTTGCCATCCGTGCCGTGTTCGCCGGATATACGCTGAGGATCAGACCATGATTTAACCTCTCCGTCGACAACGGTGCCGGTACACATCCATGTAGGACGTTGATCCGACATTGGGAGCGTCTCCGTCGTCCAGCCTTCGGGCGGTATTTTAAGCTCCGTAGGCTTCGCCGGTTCGCTCTCCGATTTTTTGAATATGCTGACCGTTTCGAGCACCCCGTATCCGCCTAAGTATACCCACTCCTCGGCATCCTTGCCGGGCTCGGTCTTTGTGCCGTCGACCAGACAGCGCCAGTGCCCGTTGTTCCAATATACGTCGTCGTTGCGGTTGTATGTTTCCGTGGCGCTCCACACTCCGCGGTCTATGATCGTGGGCACCTCTTCGCCGCCGGGCGTGAACTGATGAATGACGCCCGACATGTAGATGTTGTTCAGGTATGCCGAATATCCCGTCATGTTTATCCCGAATACGGACAGGTTTGACAGGTCGCCATATTGCGCGGCGATATTGGACGCAGTGAACTCCCAATCGGAAACTCCCGTTAAATAACGCTGGTATGTCCGGGTTTCGTAGCGGGAGGTCTGCCGATCCTCATTCGAGAAGGAGCCATAGCCCACGAAGGTCATCGACGCCGCCGGATGATATTGGGTGGGGTAAGTTCCCGATGCCGGGCGTAGTTGGTACTTGAATGTCTTGTAAGTTGCAGTATCCAGCTCTTCGGTGATGCGGAAATAGCAGGTAGCGAACCCGGCAAAGCGCCTGTTGCCACGGCCATCGTCATAATCCGCGGTTGCATTCTCCGAAGTGTTCAAATTGTGGAAGATGCCCATACATATATCCCCGACCCGAGGACTTCCGATCTCGCCTTCTTCGAGCTTGAGGGTGATGGTTTGGGCCGTGGTGTCGACGCTTTCGATGATCCCGGCACTTGGAGCATACCACGTATCGCCCATGGATATTTCGACACGGTTGTAGCGGAGTTCCGGTACCTCCAGGAATCCCCGAAGTTTCAGGCTCTGCATCTCTGCGTTCCCTTTCTTGTCGATTATGCCGCCAAAGCCAGTCATGCCGGATGCGAACCCCCCGAACTGGGCACCGTCGTCAAAGGTCATTTTACCTTTGAATGTGTCCGGGAACTGTTTGTTGGCGAATTCCCATAGTGCACGCTTGGCGGAATAGGCATTGTAGTCTGCGGCGGCAGTGGAATCGTAGCGGGTGATAAGGTAGATTGAGGCTCCCGATTCGGTAACGCCTATGCGCTGTGCGTACAGGTTTGCCTTCACCTCCGATTCTATGTTGCCGATACGAGAATATGCCGTATTGTCGCCTACCGTATATGTGGCGATATATTCGTTATATAGTTTTTTTTCGTATCCCTGGATGCGTGATAATCGGCCGCTTTCTCCGAAGCGTGGATCCACAAGGCGAACCGCTTGCCCGGCATCGTAATTCTTCTTGTTTTCTTGGCAGTATACGGGATTAGTTTCGCAGTCGTATACGTCCGTGTCGCTGCTGTGTTTCGCGGCATATGATTCCCCGGCCTTCAAGAGCTCCTTTTCAGCCTCCTCGATCCTTTCTTTAGGTAGTTTTACGCCTGTTATGACAAACGTATCTCCAGGCTCGGGATGCAGGCTTTCGTTGGGGATGATAAGTTGGCTTTCACCGGATGATTCTACTTGCGCGATGATCTCGAACTTCTTATCAAATCCATCCTCCGGTTTCCACGTCTCTGGTTTGTAGTTTATACTTAGCTCAAAATCCCGCCCCATAAGACTGCCGCTCGTGAAGGTAGCACCTAGGGTTTCGCCTTTAATCATGTCCGAAGGCCGGAACGGCGTGTCTTTGCAGTACATGACATACGCCTTATCCGTTTGCCCTTCGATGATCTCCCGGTCTACGGTCTCAATGCTGGTGACAGTCTCCGTATTCTTGGGGTATATGTCATCGAAGAACACGACCTGCTCCACAATGTCGCTTCCCGAAAGACCAGGTATTGCGTCGATATACCGCTGTCCGTCCGGCAGGCGAAGCCGAATTTCAGATACATGATTCGTTTCACCTCCTTGCGGAGCTTGCCCATAGTCGCTTGTAAGATTGCGAGTAGAGCCAAAGACGTAGAACCGGGTGCCGTAGCTCGAATCATCCCCTTTCTTTGCGGGAATGTTTTTCACTACATTCCCCTGTCTGAACTCTTCGGGGGATCCGAAGTCCAGTTTGCCAAAGCATAACGATACGAGGTCGCCGTTTTCCTCTGTCCACCATTCCGTCTCAAAGGTTTCGGCAATCGTATTGAGGATGTCCCAGCACTTATCGCCATTGAACGATACAAGCTTCGTAGCTTTAGGATTGTCAACGGTGATCGTGCCTACCTGCCAGTTTTCGCCTCCGAGCTGCTTGTTCATGTTGGCGACGATCAGGGCAGCGAATGATTCGAGGTCGGCGGTGTTGTGGAATACGGCTTCCGGATTATCACCACCCAGCCAGAAACACACGAAACGCTTCATGTGGTTTTGTTGGGCCTCGAATTTGAGAGTATATTTATAGCCGCCGGTCTTGCTATCGAACTCAGGGCGTACCGTGGACATTATCTCGAACTTACGGCCTTTATATGTGATGTAGGAACCACGAGCAAATGTCGTTGGTTCAAGGAGATTAAAGGGCAGTTCGATATAGTAGTCACCCATGAGGACATATTTGATGATAGCCTCTTTGGTGACCGGCGCGTCCAATATTTCTGTTCCTGTCGGAGAATAAATAACCATTATGTCATCAAGGGCTCGACGATTTCTCAAGCCTCTGATGCAAATGTGCGTCTGTGCATTTTAATAACAATGAGGAGCAGTAAAAATATCAATAAAAAAGCAGGGATTTCTCCCTGCCCGAACATATGTTTTGGGACTTAAAATTAATCGTAAAATAAAATTGAGCCCTAAAATAACTATTTAGGGCTCTATACAGATGTTTCAATTTACACATTATACGGATAGACCCGTACGTCTATATCTTATTCGTGCTGCAAATATAATGCACGTATTAGCAAAATGCAAATTTTTCTCTGACTTTTTTACCCTCCTACACTACACCGTTAGGATGTAGTTAACTACACTTTGTAGTGAGGTTGGAAGGAAGGGAATAAAAACGCCCCGCATTTCTGCGAGGCGCCCCCAACGTGGTGTGGAAATAGTGGTATACGGGGGTTACTTTATCGGTGCCATCTTCTTTGGCGTTTGGACTACTTCGAATTGTCTTGCGAGGAAATCCAACCCTTTCTGCGTCACGAGGACTTTTATAACCGTGAACGATTCGTGGTTGTTGCGGTCTATTAACTTCTCCTTTAACTCGAAATAACCACGGTTAATATACTCTTGCTTAGGCTCATTGCGATTGCAGAAGAATATGCCGCGTTCACGGAGCCGTTGAAAGAGCGTGTTGCGGCCGAAGGGAAGGTTCAAAATCTTTGCCGCCTGCCCGACGTCGATCTTCTGGTCTGTGTCCAGTACTTTATCCATTAGTTCGGCTTTCGGGGCGAGCGCTGCGACCTGCTTGTGTGCCTGCTCCAACTGTTGCTTCTGGCGGGCTATAGTGTCATTGGCTACCAGCACGGCACGTGCCATTATCATTTCGGGCGTGTCCGTCTCTTTGGCCGACATGTATCCGCCAGTCTTGCGGATCGTGGGGAGAACTTCGGCAGTAACCCAATGTTTGAATGCTCTGGCCGCGGGTAATTTTGATCCGAAAACCAAAGCATACATGCCACTTTCGCTGATAACTACGGTTTCTTGATTTCTACCAAGTTCATCGGTGACGCCCCGTTTTAGGGCGTCATCTTTATCAACATATCTGGCAACTGCATTACGTGGTTTATCATAGCCAAGAGCAGTCGCTACATCATTGCCCACAAAATATGGCGCGCCATTTATTTCAAGCGCTCTAATTTGTCCGAATTGCTCGTTATTAAATATTTGCAGATTGTTCATGACTAACAGTATTTGGTTGTTGTCGATTGGAAATACTTGGACTTGTTTAAATAAGCATTCAGCGCATCCGTTTCAAGAGCGTGGATGTACTTTCGCAGTTGGAGCGTTTTACGCATGGAATCGTTAAGCCGCAACATAGCATGTGCATACAATGCTTTGTAGTCGGGTTCTGAATTCTTTTTCTTCATGGCTCGGCTATTTACATTGTGCGACATCAGAGTTGCCGCCCATTTTCATAAGGATGAAGGGGTCGATATCTTTGATTTTGTTGCGGGGTGATTTTTCAGCGCCCAGCAATTCAAGATAGTAACCTTGTAGTTTGATATAGGCGTCCATTAGGTTGGAATAGCGCTCTTCGGCCTTGAAGTAGGCGCTTTCGAAATCTCGTGCTTTTCGCTCGGCTTCGATGCAGCGAGTTTGATAATCCGTTTCCGGAAGCGATTGTTTTTTCATAGATGTAAGCATTTAATAAAACAAAAAAAAACGAACGGGTACTACCTGCTGCTTACATCTTTACTCAAGAGGTTGGCGCGCCATTACAGCAACGCCACAGGGTTACCCGTTCGTATGTTCAATTTCCGACACAAAAAAAGCACCAATAATGGTGCATCTTGTGCACTCTTGAGTTTATGTAAGCGTTACAAATATGGGAAATTATTTTTAATTCACAAAGGATTTTGCACTATTTTTTACATCAGGAGTAAATTTTACTTCCAAAATTTGGCGGGGGGGGGAATTTTATAATTTTGCGGCACTAACCAATACAATTAGAAGTATGAAAAAGTTTTTACTCTTGTGTGTGGCTATTGCCTCGGTTGCTTTTGTAGGGTGTTCGGATGATGACGAGCCCAATTTCAAATATGGCGACGCCATATACGGAACGTGGGATATTACCCATCTAAAGCAGAAGGATGGTAGCTGGCTGGATATTACATCGTCTATATTCGATCAGTTCCATGCATCAGCTACATTTAATTCAGATGGTACCTATTATGGAAGTGGGTATTTCGGCAATGGGAGCGGAACTTATAAGGCTAAAGGAACGACGATTATTTGTTATATAGAAAACACTGAATATGCGCGATACAATATTCATAGTCTATCGGATAATGTCGCAGAGATGACAATGACGATGGACGGCGATAGCGTTGAAATTAAATGCAAGAAAAGATGAAATAAACTTTCTTTTGAATAATAGAGCCGAGGCAAATGCCTCGGTTTTTATTTCTCCCACTTCGTTAGTGCAGATACAATAACAGTACGCTTTTTGCAGTTTATTAATAAAAAAGTATATTTGCATAGAAAAGATGTTTATTATGAAAAGCCTTTTGATTATATTTATAGACAGCGTTTTGCATTTCTTTTCGTTGGAATCCAATCCGATAGAGAGGTGCCGCAAACAACGTCAGGCAAAAACTGACCTTGAGAATATGACGCAGGATTGGTATAATGTGGGCAACGACATCCGGAGAGCATATGAAAAATATAAGTCCTGCTGACAACGTTCAGCACGTTCAGTTGCAGCATCATTATTCAGGGCCTCTTCCGCACCCCGAAACGTTGGCCAAATACGATCAGATTGTTCCGGGAGCTGCGGAACGCATTATAACGATGGCTGAAAAAGAAATGGTGCATCGACACGATACAGAAAATGCAATGACCAAGAATGCCATTCGTACGACTTATTTAGGTATCACATTTGCTTTCTTATCGGTATTGGTTCTCTCCGGGTCAGTACTTTATGCCTTGTATAAGGGATTCGATACGGTTGCAGGATCTATTGCAGTGGGATCTATTGCTGCAGTTGCTGGTGTCTTCATATTTTTCAAATCAAAACAAAATAGATAATAGGTATCTATTTTTTACAGCCGAGGTATCTGCCTCGGTTTTTATTTGTCCAGCATCGCTATTGTCTGTTCGATTGTCAAATGGTAAAATATTTCTACTTTCATTTGCGGGTCTAAATTTTTGGACTTATATTTGCAGTAGATAAAACCTATAACAATATGCCCGAAATATGTAGATTTTACGGTATCATTATTTTGATGTTTTGGGATGACCACAATCCTCCGCATTTTCATGTTAAATATGGTGATTACAGAGCTATAATAACGCTTGATCAACCAGCCATTCAGGGGTATTTACCTATTCGTGTCGCTAAAATGGTATTTGAATGGCTTTCGCTTCACGAATCGGAGTTAAAAAACAATTGGGAGAAATTGGTGAACGGAGAGCAGCCGAATAAGATAGAACCACTAAAATAAACTAATCATGAAAGATAATTTTGGAATTCTCTCGATAGAAGATGTAGAATATGTCAGGAATTATATTCTTAGGCTTCGGTTCAGTAATGGCGTAACCAAAGATGTAGATATATTTCCCCTGTTGAAAGGTGTGATGTTTGAGCCTCTGAAAGACAAACGCAACTTTATACAATTCGGACTAACTGGCGGTACGATAGAATGGTACAATGGTGCAGATTTTGCACCCGAATTTCTATATAATATAGGGAATTAAATATAGGAGCGTGAAAAGGGTAGTAAAAATATGGTTCGAATACGGTCGCATATATGTAGCGACCAATTCGGGTGAAATTTATTCGCGTCCCTTGGAAGCATTCCCCATGCTCGAAGAAGCTACCGACGACCAGCGCGAGGCGTGGAAAATAAACAAGTTTGGGGATGCCATCCGCTGGGAGGAGATCGACGAAGATATACACCTGTCGAGTTTCTACGCCACGGATGAACCGGACACAAATAATGTGATAGGGGATGTGTTCCGTCGGTTCCCGCAGTTGAATGTGTCGGAGATTGCCCGCACGATAGGTATTCACAAAAGTTTGTTGTCGAAATATATTTACGGCACCAAAAAACCATCTGAGAAACGCACGGAGGAAATATTAGATGCCTTGCGGCAGATAGGCCGTGATTTGGCACAAATACGCGCATAACGTGCGACAAAGGAGAGGCAACATTAAAACATGAGGTGAGGGGTGGCGAAAATCACTCCTCGCTTTTTTGGATATTCCAATTTGAAATTGTAAATTTGTTATTATATACATAATTTAAATCATATGAAAAAATTAGTATTTTTCGTAGTATTTACCTTGTTATTAGGGAGCGTATGTGCACAACGAATTATTATAAATGAAATAGATAAGTTCACAGGAGATAGTATAATCGAGACAAGCGTTGTTAAAACGTCCAGGCCTTACGTAGACTATAAACTCAGACGTGTTAATGATTCTTTATTCTTATATGCTTTAATATCAAATGTTAAAGATATAGTTGATGTCGATGAAACTGTTTCTATCGCATTTTTGACTAAAGGGGGGGATATTATTGAATTGTCGGGCAATATTGTAAATAGCAATATCAAAGAAAAAGGCCATACTATCCATTGGGGAGCAGGAATTTCTACTGGTGGAGTTAAGAAAATGACAAATGTGAACGTGCAGTTTGACCTGCCGATTGATAAACTGCAACTTCTTCAATCCGATATTATTACAGATATTAGATTTAATTTATGCCATAAAAATATAGACTTCTTGGCGGATGGGTTTACGCAGAAAAGACTTAAAAAGTTGTTTAATTTGATAAAATGATATAAGCCGAGGTTATCCTCGGCTTATACATTCACTGGTATTTTATCCTATTTCTACGACCCTGTTTGCTGGGTTGGGTTCATTGAATTTTACTGTCAGTTGTGAGGTGGTAAGGTCTGCGGACATCATGTAACTGCCTGAATTGCCCATGTAGGTCAAATGGTAAATATCCGCAGATATTGAAGGGACGCTGATGTCCATTTTGCCTCTTTTTAGTAGTTCTATAAAACTGTTGTAGTTCAACGTGTGCTCTGTGAGCGTATCGCCGAAGATCACGAATGTCAGCGTCAGATCGCGGGCGGCAACTTTCGGTTCTTCGGGGTAAATTACCTGCTTGCCATTCTTTTTGGGGTCATCATTCTCTACAAAATCTTTGAGGCTTGCCGGCGTTCTCAGGCTTGCAATGAAACCCGATCCCATTGTGATACCCATTGCATAGGCATCGTAGCCGTTTATGAGTAAATCCCTTTTCATTTTCTTCCGTTTAATGCTTTGACTAAATAAGATTGTGCGGTGTCCAGGACATCGTAGCCTTTTGAGCTGACGAAAGAAGCGTAAAACATGCCATCGGCAAATACAATGCTGGTTCCCGACTTGTTGACTTCATCGAGCCACTTTTTGATCGCTTCGGTAGCTTCATCACCGTAATTCATTCCGCTTATATACCGCCGCTTCTCCTTGCCGTTGTAGGTTACAACATATCCGAGGGAGCTGCGAAGGTTCCATGTATGGTTCCGATAATTGGCTTCTACCTGTTGGAGTTTTACGGCCTCTCGCGCCTTCTCATCCATGAAATCCACGACCTCACCTTGAATGCCGTCGATGAACTTGCTTAGGTCTGATATGTCTTTTTTTATTCTCATTAATATTTAAGACATTATATGTTTTCCGTGTTTTTCTTTATGCTGTTTATTCCCTCTTCAATGCGTACCAGTGTTTTATCTATATTTTTGGTACTTCCGTTTATTTCCACAATTTCCATGTAGGTCATCACTGCATATCGGAGCAGCTCATTATTTACCTGTACGCAAGCGTACATGGCTGTTTCAATATTGGCCATAGATGTCAAAAGACCGATTATTGATTGCGTCTGCGCCATTACATAGCCGCGGATGTCGGTTACTTTGCCTTGAATGTCGGTGAAACGACCGTTTAATTCATCGCCCGTATCTTGTGACATCGTTTGAAAGCCTCGGGATGTTGCTTGTTGGCTGGCGGCTCCTTCGTCCCAGTCTATCCCGCGCTCTTCTGCGGCCTGTTGAAGTCGATCCCATAGCTCTTGGCCCAATTGCTGTTGTGCTATAACATCGTCCAAAAGGTCGCCCACCACGCCTGCCAGGGCATCGAATCGTTGTTCATCGCTAAGCCCTGCATCCCTGTTTATTTCATCTATTTTCTTTTGCGCGTCTTCAATCGCAGGTGCGATTGTCGCGGTGTATAACACCTGTTTTGCCAGGTTTTTTAACATATCCCCCGCGGCTTCTCCGAAAGCGTCAGCAGCATTTATCCCTTTTTCAAAGGAATCAACCAGGGCATCTGTGATTGTAGATCCTAAATCGCCGAACAGACCGTTAAGATAGTCGTTTGCTGCTTTTACGGCTTCTTCATAGGTTTCCCAATTATTAACCAACTCTTTAAGATAGGTCTGATTTTCTTTGGAGAGGTGTTTGAAAGTATCGCTATTCCCTTCTACGAATTCTTTAAGGGCTTGCATATTTAGTACCCCACTTTCTTCAAACAGTTCGGGGACAACATCTTTTAGCTTTTTATATTTTGCATCTCTGAACCACGTAGAATGCCGCACTTGGTTCATCATGTTAGCAACAGATTCGGAAACACTCTCCCAAACAAAATCTGTTTTTAAAAGATTTGCTAATCCTGTGTTGTTGCCTATTTTCGTATATTGCTCTTTCCCGCGTTTAGTGATTTTATCCATAGTAGCTTGATAATCATTAAGCGCGTCGCTTAGGGCTTTGACATTGTTGGTATAGCTTCCAAAAGCATCTTCGCCAAAAATAGTTGAGAATATATCGGCGTTAAGGCGTGCGCGCTCATTCATTACCCGCAACTCCTCGTTCAGTTCTTGCGCCTCCCGGATATTTCGCTCCATCGAGGTTTCTGTATCTCCGAAAAGACTTGCGATGCTTTGTATGATTTGTAGTGCAGCCTGTATAATAGCGAGAATCACGGATGCTCGTTCTACTTTCTGGATAGTGGTAGCTGCTGTTTCTCCCGTTGCTTCAATACCTTCCGCCGAACTTTCCGCAAGTGTTTTAATGCTATTAATCATTTGCAATGAGCTGGTGGTAATTTTGCTCGCCGTGGATATTACCTCCCCCATTGCTCCGCCAGCAGCTTCGCCTATATCGTTAAATTGCCCCTTAATTTTGGTGAGAGTATTATATAGCTTTTGCCATTTCTTAAATGATTCGCTGTGTTCATCATCGCTCACAGGATCCATCTTTTCAAGTGCCGATAACTGTGCCCGCAGGACGTTTATTTGATTCCGTATTTGTTCTCCCTGTTTGGAATCGGACGACGGCAACTTATTATATTCGCCTTCCAGGGCGCTAATAGCAGCTTTTATTCCTTTTTTAATCCTATCAATGTATTCCCCTGCCTTACCTACCAAATCATCTACAAAAGTACTACCCTCGACTTCGAGCGCGGCCAGGGCGGCGTTCTTTTCAGCCTTCAAAGCTGCAACTGCACCCGCATCTTCGGTTTCGCTGATCTTCTTGTCATAATAGGACTTTGTAGCCTGTATTTTTTCGAGGAGCGTCCCATATTTCATGTAGTACTCATTCCATGCTTGCAGTTGCTTGTTGAGATATTCCTCTGTGTTTTCGATGCCAGCTTCGGATAGGAACGCGGCATCCCAATCTTTATTCCGCTGTTCTTCATTGAACTCTTTCAAGGCTTCCGTGTATATTCTAACACCTTCTGCCGCTTTGATATTGTCAGCATAATATACCTTTTGAAGGTCATGATATTTTTCGCCGGCAGACCCATCGGCAGCCACGTTGACTGCGATAACTAAACCTTTGGTGTCTGCGGCAAGAATATTCTGAGCTCCTTCAAGTTTTGAGTGTATGTAATCATCCAATTCCTGTGGAGACAAAATGTCCCCATTAGGCAGGATTGGGGTGACTAAAATCTCAGTCACCTTTCCCTTGGCATCCAAAATACCATATTGGCTGCTGAAAACGGTGGCAATACCCTCTCCGGCATCTTCCCAGCCTTTTTTTACCAATTCCGCCGCTTTAACAAGTGGGCGCGCCAAATGATTTACATTCCCTTTGTACTGCGCAATCATCTGCTGTCCGGCGAGGAATCGTTCAGACGAAGTATCATTTTTATATTGGGCATCAATTTCCTTTTCTTGTAACTCAAGCAGCTTTTTTTCGGCTTCTTGTATGGCTCGGGCACGTTTCTGATAGTCGAGGTCAATTTGCGCAAGTTTCTTGGCCGTGCCGTCCTTCATGGAATCTACCTCCGCCTGCAATGCATCATCCCGGAGCTTTTGCAATTGCTTGGTGAGCTCCTTTAGATTGCGCTCTTGATCGGATGCGGCTTTTTTTGCTGCGCTTTTTGCCTCTTGGCGGGCTTTTTCCGCCTTTGCGTTAAGTTCATCCGGCGTTAGGGTCGTGTATAATTTTTCTGCTGCGGGGGTCAATTTTTCGATGCCGACATTTATTGCCGTGATAAATGCATCTACATCACCTTCATAATCTTCATTAATGTGCTTCCATATAGTATTCCCTTCCTCACCAAGCTTCGATAGTGCGCTAATAAATTCTTTCCGGAATTGGGTTATGTTTGTTTTAGCCTCTGCAAAAGTTTTAGCACCCCAAATAGCGCTTTGGCCACCCTGACCCAAATCCATGTATGTCTGTATTGCCTTATCATATTCTTTTCTGTACTCTTTCAGTGCATTAGAATAATTGGTATAGGCATTCCCTGTTTTTTTGATGCGTGCTATACTCTTTTTGTCCTCTGTAATAAGTTCTTGGGCAGCCTTCGCCTCTGCGACCTCGATAATTGCGTCGCGCAGGTTTTCATAAGCACCGACAGCATTCCCGACCATAACCTGTTCCGCAGCCATATTGCCGAAGTAAGCGGGGTATATGTCTTGCAGTTTTTTGACCGCTTCGGCTCTTTCTTCATAGGGCTTGGAAAGGTCTGTCGCAGCCCTATACAGCAGATTCAATTTGGTTAATTCGGATTGAGCCGACACCGAACCTTGAGCCATAGCGGAATTAAAGCGTTCGAGTGCAGCGGCAGAGGCGTCTATCGTCGTTTTACCTTTGAACAGCGACGCTACCCAGTTGGTTATCTCCTTGCCGTAAAGGGTAAGCACGGCTACGCCGGCCACAAGCAGGGTTTGCCAGGAGAAGATCGACGATGCTATCTGTTTCCATACGGGCGTGAAGGTTTGCCCGGCTTTCTTCAATTCATCAACCGATTTCTTCGCCCGTGCTATTTCATCGGCCAGCATCGGCAGGTTGTTGGATATGGCGGCAAAGAATATTTGCGGGCCATATGCCAGCGACGGCAACTCGCGGGCAACTTGCTGAATTTGGAATCCCAGCATATTGAATCCCGAGGCATAATTGCCGACATTGCGAGTATGGACGCCCATCGACGCATCCAGTTCTTTGATCTTCGTGTCGAGCGATTCGATGTTTTTAAGCATCGTTTGCCCTTGCGCCCCCTCACGATCCGCGGCGCTCATATTTTTATACACCGCACGCATACGGGTAAGCGCCTGGGACATTTCGTTGATTGAGCCGATGGCGGTCTGCTCCAATTTGATTTGGTTGGCAAGCTCCCGCCTCAATTGGGATATTTCCTGCTTGTATTCCTCGATAGATACGGCAGCGCCCAATACTTGCGCCCTTTTCTTTGCAGACAATTGCCCGTTCTGCTGCTCTTCCTTATTGAGCGCGGTGACATCCGCTTTTAATCGTGCGATCTCATTTGAATATAGCCTAATTTGAGCTATTGCCTTTGTTTTTTCGTTGTTAGCGGCTTTCAGCTCACCAAGCAGGTCATGGTATGCCGCAGTTTCGGCCTGGGTAGCCGCTGTTCCTGCCGTAGAACCGTCGCCAGCAGTTCCGGTCGTGGCCGATGCGGCAGCCTTGGACGCCGCATCCATTGCCTGCTGCTCCATCTGGGCGATCTTGCGCATTGTCTGCTCGACACGCGCCTCCATCTCGCCAATTTTGCGGTTTATGACGTCGAATTCCTTTGTACTGTCCGGGATTTCGGCCAGTACATGCCGCAACCGCTCAAGCATGGTAATAAAACTCTTGAGTTTATCGGTTTCCGCGTTTATTTTGAATGATAATGCGCTCATTGCTGCTCTTTATTGCCTCTTTTCTTATTGTTTCTTCTCCGGGCCATATCGGCGCCCGATCCCCGCACTATTTTTTCCTCGTCCCCTACGAGCGTGCGCACCTTGTCGGTCATCATGAGGAGCATGGTAGGGTAGTTTATGCCTTGGAGGGCTTCGTTGTAGGAGATGTTCAATTGATCCATCATCGTTGCGATAATGCCCGTTATCGTATTATTCCCGACGGTTTCAGACACTGTTTTCCGGCGTGTTTTGTCGATCTTCACCGAATCGAACAAGTCTTTGCCCGATACGATGTCGGCTATTTTCATGGTCGCGGCGGAAATCTCTTCACAGGTGGCATACCGCTTGGCGTACCACAGGAATAGTTTTTGGCACCATGAGCGCCGAAAAAGCAGCTTGGATATTGTTTCCATGGAATATTTTTGCCTTCCGGAGATCGAAACGTCTATTTTCCCTCCGGCGAATGCCCTTGCCAAATCTTTCACGAACGGCTGGTATACCCGGAATTTCAGCACCCCGAGCTTTACCGACGCATGATGCGTATTCAGCAATGACCTGGCGACAATATCCGCCGATTTACTCATGGTCTTTGGATATTGTTGCGGACAATCCCTCCATTACGGCTGCAACCGAGGCAATATCCTCAAGGGGTATCATCAGCAGTATTTTCTGGTAACAGTCGAACAACTCGTTGAATGTGCCCCGCCTCATGAATCTGCGGCGTAAAAACCACACCCTGACACCCGCGAATATGTTGCGGCTGCCGACAACCGCCAAGGCTATACTATGCGCCATCGCCGATATACATGCCTTACTCTCGTCCGGATCTTTGTTGACATCCCGCGCCGTCATGATGCGCGTTGCCGTCATGGGGGACATCTTGTATACAGTATATCCCTTCGATGCGATGCGGATACTGATAAACTCCAATTTCATAAGATTGATTTTAAGAAATAGGGGTGAGGGGCACACGCCTCCCACCCCTGGACTGCTGATGGCTTGGAGGTTCTTATTCGACGTTCACCTCCGAAGAATCGAACCAATATTCCGACGAGACCGCCGTATTGTCGGGTTCCAGGGCAGCAGCTGCTACACCGATACCTACGGCTCCCTCATTGTTGGTGTTACGGGCGATAACCGAGGCCTTCGGAAAGACGCAATACTGGTTGTCCTCCGTCAGGGCGATCATGCATTTTTCAATGCGCGTGACACCTCGCGCACGCTTCCATGACGTCTCCGACCCCGTGCCGCCCATGAAAGCCGCCTTGGTTTCATAGTCGTATTGCCCGATGGTAAACGACATCTGGATGTTACCCATTTCGGTGTCTTGGCGATATACGCCATTGGTGAGTTGATTCCTGTACTCCGTCGTAGACGGCTCCTCCTCTTCGATGCTCCATGTGTCTTGGTGGATGTTCTCCACCTGTTTCGTGCTGACATCTTTAATGATGGTTGCCAGAAGGGTACCCGTAAGATCTCCTGTGACCTTCGCGGGGTCTGCATAATACAGCTTCTTGATTCCTACTGCTATTACTTTTGCCATTGTTTTAGTTGTTTTTAATGTTTAATACTCTGAATAGTACTCTGATGTAGATATAGTGGCATCCGAGGTTCACATCTTCTTCGCGGCCGATATTCTCATACCTGTACCTGTATGCGGATCCGTCATAAGTACCGTATGTCCATTCTTTGAATCTCGCCTTGGCTGCCCGTTCGAGTTCGTCCAGCCGTTTTAGGTTTGCTTCTCCCTTGATGTCGGGGACGCACAGGTTTACAGCAACAAAGCAATTTTCCCAATACGTGTCCGACGTCTGCTCGGGTGGTGTGATGACGACGATACGCTCTCTATTGACTTTCCCCTCGGGGATAGCCCATGAAGTGTGCATGTCCTTTATCCCAACCCCCTTACACGCCGAGAACAGTATGTTGCGCGCGTCTCCCGTTGTAATCATATCCAAAGGTCTGAAGCGTTGAAATAGTTGTTTACCTTGGCTATTGCCACAGAGCCTTCGCCCCGTACTGTGCCGGTCGCCTTGTCAATGCATTTCACGTAACCTCCTTTGGGTACTCCTCTCCCTTCGTAGACGATGTGGTATTTCGATTGGCGCACCTCCCCGTTCTCTGATACAAGGCGGACGGTTGTGTCGTCGTCGCAACGACAATCACCTATTTCCTGCCACGCATCACTTTCGGACATAGCTATCGGACGTCCCAGTTCGTCGTATTGTTTGGGAGGATCGATCCTCAAATAGAGTATGTGGGGCGCGAAATACATATTACCACAAGTTCGAAGCATCCTTTATCGAGGACAGGCCAATAGAGCTGCTCAATTCTTCGCCGGGCGTGATGCCATATTGCCGAAGCATCAGTTGTGCCCGTTGCTTCATGGCGCTTTCAGACCAGGACGCCGAATGCCCGTTTTCGCTTACCGACAGAGGGTGCATTATCAGGCTGTCGATGAACTCAGATACGCGCTTGGCGATTAGTTGTTGCTGATGGTCGCTACCCGCCAGGGAGTTGGGATCGTATCCCCATTCCCTGGCGAAGCGGCGAACACCATAGTCGGAGATGGTTCCGACCATGCTGAACTCCTGATGTATGCATTCTGCTACCGTCATGCACTTCTACGATTCTACACTCAGCGAGTAAATACCGTTGATCTCGGTAATGACGGGCAGCGAAATAGATTGTGCTTTCGTAAACTCCACGCCGTTCGAGTTGTCCGTCTCGCCTTTGCCCCACTGCGAGATGCGGATGCGTCCGTAGTTGGAGTAGGCAACTCCCGGCTCGGGGCGAAGTTCGTTATCCGCGTAAGCGTTTTTGATGACGCCGAGACGACCCTCCGGCACGAATACGAGGCTCTTGTCATTCCACGGTTTGTATTCGCGGATCTTGCCATTGTCCTGAATGCGCGTCATCCGTCGGATCACCTCGAATACGGGCAACCCGTTCGATCGCATAAACTCGTTTAGGTTGGCCAGCAGAAGTGGCGACGATGATTTGTCCGTGCCGAAAATAACCTGCTTCATCTTCTTGCTGCGCAGGATGTACGAAAGCCGCTTTTGATCCAGAAGGATGCGGTCGAAGGTCACCTTCTCCTGAGCTGCATCGACAACGCCTTGGATATCCTCGAATACATCGACCGTGTCGATGTTGCCCTCCGTCCACTGTGTATCTGCTGTGGCGATGTTTTCTTGCGGCATGCCATAGTCGATATTGCCTCGCACACCTCCTTCGGGGTTGTTTTCCTGAGTGAATGAAAATACCCCTTTGTTCGAGAGGGCACCCAGGAAGATGATGTCTATTTTGGCCTGTACGGATTCCACGACCCGTTCAACGCCGCCCCACATGAGGTTTACGAGCTGCTGTTTCTTTGCCTGATCTGAGATCATGCGTGAATCCAGCAGCTGAAGTACCTTCCGATAGTCTTCAATGGGCATCGGTAGGGTCATTTGGTGAATGAGGACTTTCTTGGCTATTGTAGCCAGGCCTTCAGTTCCCATAATGGGTTCCTTGCCTTTCGAATCCAAGGTGGCGGCAGCTACGCTCAGATTATACGATCCGATGATCTCTTCGAAATTGAACCCTACCGTGGGAGTATCCCACTCCAAAAAACGCTCGTAGACATTTTGGTCGAACAAGCGCTTGCGCAGTTCAGATGCTGCGTCGATGCGAGCTTGCACCTGCTTGGTCAGCTCGCTGAAAATAGAAGAATAATATACTTCGCTCATTGTTTACCTGTCTTTTACTGTCTGATGTACTTGATTTCAGGGTTGTTTTTCATACTGTAGCCTTGCAGCCAAGTCTCGGGGACGGGGTATGCTACATCCTTGAGGATTCGCGCCCCATAAGCTGCCGAGACAGTCGGAAATCCATTGGCCTTGGTGTATTCCTTTGTCGTTTCGATGACGGCGTCCGGAATTTCATCCCCTCCGAGCAGATCAGCGCCTGCTACTGCTTCTGTCATTGCTGCGCTTAATGTGATTTCGTCGTATGATTCGTTGGCGGTGCTAATGCTCTTGATGGTGCCGGAGGAATCGCCTACTTTGACGGCATCGTTGATCTGGAACATAGAGCCCTTGATGACATGCGGTTTGGTTGTGGTGCCGCCCTCTACGATTCGTGCCGATTTGCAGATGGTGCACTCCATGTTCTCGAAATCGAGTTTGATAGGCGTTCCCTCTTTGAGTATCGTGCCTTCCGGATAGGTGCCCTTCACGGCGAAATCACCTGGCAGCACTTCGCGCTCTCCGCGCCAGAATACCGGGAACCCGCCCTTAACTTGTGTCTTTTCGAATTTAATAGCCATGTTTGTTATTGTTTTTATTTTGCATCCGGCAGATTTTCAGCCCACATTTTGGCCTCTTCTTTGCTTTGAGCCTCAGATGTGGAGAGGGGGAATGCCGTTTCCTGCCCCTCAAGCCCTGCGGCAACGAATCGCGTTTGTATAGCCGCGAACTTTTCTTTGATCTTCGTTTCGTCCGGCTTTTCCTCGTTCATCGCAGAAGCGAGCGCGAGGATGTCGTCTAACGCTGATTCATTGACGTTTGCCGCTTTGGCTGCTGAGCGAAGAAGTGTGTCCCGTTCGGCCTTTACACGCGCTGCTTCCAAGGCATCGTACTTTGCTTTTACAGCATTTTCACGCTCTTCCTGCTGGCGTTTGTAGACTTTGAACCATTCGGGCTCTTCGCTACTGGGAGGAGTATTCGCCTGCCGCTCCCCTGTGGCAGGTTGCTCGATAGGCTTCCCGTCTTTGAGGTTATGCCGCTTCTCGTAGTTCTTGACTGCGGTCTGCTGCGCATCCCCTGCACGGTAGTCGCCGTAGCTGGTTAACACGTCCTGAAAGCCAATCCCCTCTGCTATGGTAGGTAATTGTGCTTCGTCCGTTACATTCTCCGACTTTTTCGTTGCGATTCGGTCGAGGATCGCATTGTCCACCCCCGTAAATTTGGTTTGGAGCAGTGCTAAAAGTTTTTCTTTCATATTATTTTAATTAATCTCTGTTGCAAAGATTTCGACGGGCATTTTAATAACAATGGGCAGGATGGAAATTTATACTTTTTTTGTACGGTAATTCAAAGCCTCTTTTATGCATTCAGATATCCAGCCGACCAAATAACAGAATGGCTCTTGGTTACTGCAATCAATGCGTCCACCGATATAATCGAATATCTCCATAGCCGCATGTGTAGATTCGTGGCAAACGTACTGGATATTTTGAGCGTTCGCCTTTGTGGCGAACCTGATAAGAACTCCACCCCTTTTATTTGTGATGTCGTATGTACTCTGCGTATCCGCCGCAGATGTGTCGTCCATATCTGTTATATTTTCAAACCTATCGCTTATTGCAGATGCGCTTTTTTCACCTATTACCACCCAAATTAACCGAGGATAAATTTGCGGATCAAATTGATGTATAATAGCCGTCATTGTTCTAAAAGTTTTATTCCGTCGGGGTATTGATACTTGAATTCTCGTCTTTTTTGGTCGAAAGGTTTGTTTTTGCATCCTCGTAGATGCTTGTGGCAGAGGCTTCTTTCATTTGCCTAATTCTTTCGATTTCCTCTTGGTAATTATCTGCAACACCCATTAATTTTACAGATTCCTCAAGTGAAAGCACTCCATCTGCATAGGCTTTCCCTATGGATTGCCACCTTGCAGTAATGTCTTCGTTGAAGGGCTCCGAAAATTCATGCTCGATCTTGAGGGTGGCGAGTTTGTCTCTCATATGGATATGAGTTACATTCATCATTATCGCCAAGATTAGGTTCTTTTCCCGGTCGACGAGTTCGTCGTATATCTCTTTTCGATTATCACGCTTGATATATCCGAGAACCATTGCACGCTTAATGGCTTCACCGGACAAAGTCCCCAATCCGACCATTTTCTCTGGAGTGAACTCCGGAGTGAAAGTATCGAAAAGTATAGATTCTTTTAAATCCGACTTTTCCTGTTGCCTCGTTTCAGACGACATAGGTGGATTAAGGTATTCAAACCGATCATCTTTGCTTGACAGCTTGATCCCTTTCCCTGGAGAATCAACTGTGGGAAGATTTTTGATAACCGCTGCGGTGGCAATGTACATTGGATCCGCAAAGTAATTGTTGGTGTCTGCGGTTTTTGAGTCAATACTTTCTTCCCGATCAATTCGGGGCTGCAATCCATCCCATGCCGTATTTTGCTTGTAATAAATGATGTTAATTTTACCAGTCGGATTAAGCACTGGGGTCACATCCCAACCTATTTTGGCTTTTCTTCCCCGGAATATAAAAGTGGGTGTGTGAATGTCGAAATGCTCTACTGTTCCGGCGCCCTCCTTCAAATAATACCCACACCCGAATGCCAACATATTACCATATTGGTCGAACATGGGGCGCAAGGTATATCCGTTAGACTTCGACAGCACAACTATTTTCACCCAAGGAAGCCCCGTTGCCTCGTCCCTGTAAATGTGATACAGCTTTGCACTTTGGGTTTCTGCTCCGGCCAGCCGTTTAGCCTGTCGCATCTTACTGTCGAATCGTATTTCTCGAAGGAATTGTTTGTAAGCCGAAAATGCATCGGCATCACCGGATTCGTCGGATACCTTCCATTTTATCGGATTTCCAAGCAGGAAGAACAATTCTACCTCATTTATATAACGCTGTCGAGTGCGGGGCAATTTCTCCGTGCGGTAATCTTCCTGTCCCTTTCTCGTTTTATTTCGACGCTTCATTATGGCGTGAAGTTTCGGATTGTACTCGTATATTGCCTGCATTGCTTCCGCGTCATGGTTTTCCATCAAAGACATCGCCTGACTGATGTCTTTTGCCTTGATAAGCTCCATTAAATCCCGCTCAACACCTAATGCATTGAGCGTTTTATTTTGGAAAAATGTAAAAAGGCGATCTAAAAAGTTCATTGTTTACCAAATATTAATATCACTTAAATCATCGTCTTGTATCGGTGTGCTGCGCTTTTCAAAGCATCCGGTCAGCGCATCGGGGGCATCGTCATGCGCATTGCCCCCTTCTTTCATGTATCCCATAATGGCCTGATAGAATTCCGGCCACCTTTTGTCCCAATTTGTCGGGAAAAATGTCATGTTGTTGACGTCTGCCGACTTGGTAAATATGCGCACCTGCTTATTATCGGTCTGGGAAAAGCAACTAACCGTTGTGTGGGTAATGTTCATCTGGCGAAGGATGCGTTCTACATTGCGCGCAAAGCCCCGCCCTCCGTTATTGCTTTCAATATTAGCCCATTCCGTCCTGTTCCTTGCAAGCATTTCGGCCGTCTTGGGTTCGGTATACTCCATGGGCTTTTTTGTGTAGAGCACATCGGTCACATAATTTCCCTCGGGTAATTCATCGTAACATATCGAACATAGATAGTCACTTCCCGTATCTGCTGTATCGGTGTAATTCTTATGCGTGCAATCTTTGGAGTAGGGGATAACGTCGTATGTTCGGAATTCACGATACATTAATCCCTCAAGAGGCTTGGGATTCTGCATGTACTGGGTCTCAAATATGAAGGGATCCGCTTCTTGGTATCGCTTTAATTTATCAAGCGCGAACCGATCCTCCCAAAGTGCACGTTCGGTAGGTAGCCCTGCATCTAAGATTGCGGGGAATTTGACAACATCCCATTCTCCACCTTCCTCTATCGTGCCTTCAAGCTGCAATAAGTACCCGCAAAAATCATCTGGAGCGAGCCTTTGAGCTGTTACAATGACCGGGGTGCGAACGTCATTAAGACGGTTCTTGAATGTAGAAGTCCACAGTTCGCCAATGCGCTCTTTGGTAGTACTGGAGTAGCTATCCTGGGCCTTCATTGGGTCGTCAATACTCATTGCACCGCTGAATTCTTGTGCTCCCAGTTTACCGCATCCAAATCCTGTTATTTGACCCATAAAGGGAGCCGCATACATTACGCCCCCGCTTGAGGTGGATATACTTCCTTTGGCATTGTTGGACAGTTCGACATTTGGGAAGAATGCGCGGTAATTGGGATCCTCCATGATCCTTCGTATGTTCGTAACATTCCGGGTAGTGAGTTGATCGCTACTCGAAAGATGCATGAACTCGGAACGCGGATTGATGGCAAATCCTATCGCAGAGAAAGACACGACGGCTAACTCTGTTTTAGAATGTCGCGGAGGAATGTTAAACATGAGCCTATTAGTCGGGTGTTCTCCACGGAGTACTTGGTCGAGTTTATGGCATATTATTCGATGATGGGGCGCAATCCGAAAAGGTTGTTTGTTCACAGCCTCGAACATTACAGCCGTAAATGCCAAGCACCCTTCCTTCAACAAGAAGTCACCTACACTGGAATAATCAGTCATCGCTCCTGCTCATTTGTATTAATTGAAAGAAACGATCTGTATTGAATGTCGGCTGCGGAAGGTCATTACCTTTAGTGTCAGTGTTGGCAGTTTTCTCCGGGGCATTGTATCCGAGCATGCGGTTGATGGTTTCTATCGCCTTGCTTTTGTCCATCAATTCCACGACGGGGCTACCTGAACGGTCAATCTTTATGGACTGGATTAAACGCCGTTTTTCAGGCGGAAGAGATTTTAGGTCTTGGAAAGAAATTGAGGGAACCTGCCGTACGCCATATTCGGTTTTCATATCAACCATGTCGGCATCGACAAAGTCGAGTACGTCGGCATTAATGATGGATACATTAAGCCGGATTAGCTCCTCTTTGGTGATAAGTTCTTTTTCGGCTAATTGGGCTTGAAGTTGTTTTACCCTCCCCGTAACCACCCCGTTTTGAAGCAGCTCGCCCGATCTTTTCCATACCGTTTCATCGCTCATTTTCGAACAGTCATACGCAAAACGATACGCCTCGGATGCGTTGCCGCACTCGAGGTACTTGTTGCAGAACTTCTCCTGCTTTATCGTCAGCTTCCCTTCTGCCATGAAAAACAATCTCTCAGGGCAAAGGTGGGAGCAGGCATTTTAATAACAATGGATTCCGCCCCTAATTTTTGAGGCTTTTATCTTTGGACGGATTGTTCTAAAGGTTTGTGTTTTCTCTATGATGAAACCTTATTTTGGCGGCCTTCATTGTCCTAAAGGTACAAAAAAGCCCCGACAGATGCCGGGGCTTTGGGTCATTGAATATTGATATGTCCGCCTGAATTATCCAAGTATACGCGCACATTCTTGGATTCCCGCGTCCCGTTATATTCAGTGCGGGTTACTTTTAATAAATGGCTATCGGCTTCCTGTTCTAAGTATTCAACTGCATACCGTGGCGCTTGGTCATAGGAGCCCGTATATTCATCGAAAATCACTACTTCCTGAACGTCGGATAGTTCGCCATGATCGTAAGCCACTAATTTGATTGACTGACCTGGACTTGTATACGCGAGCCAGGATTCTACATCATTAGGGTTTATGAGGATGCGAGATTGCGTATAATCTGCAGTGGCGAATGCTGCCCCTATTATATCAAATGCTGGTGTCATGCCATAATTAGGGCTATTTAAAGTAAATTCATAAAATTTGTTTCCGCTCGGGATCTCATAAAACCATATAGTCATACTCGGCTTTCCACGTCCATCATAACTACAAAAAAACAGACAGTTGTTAGATAATTTTCCTGTATTTATATAATAACGCGAATAAAAATTAATAGCAGTATCCAGCACTTTATTTCTGGTCATAGTGCCGTCAGCCCTATATATTACTAAGTCTATTTCAGTCCTGCGATCTTCCCAATCGCTGTATCTTATTGCAGCTGTGAAGTAATTATCCCCGAATGTTAATTCCTCTGGTTCGATGTTTGTAACGTCATATTTCACTTCCTCCCCATATTCTGTATATCCGACTGGTTTCCCCCAGTCTGTATAATCATATATGCATTTATGAGTAAAGTAATCGAATACTCCAATCCAGGCATATGTGTCATCTCGCTTGCCCAATATTACAACATAATCTTTACCCCATAATTCCCTAATTGGGTAGGTAGCAGTATCATTGTTGTTGGAATCATAATCTCCCCAACAACCTGTAATAAATAATCCTTCCGTATCAATATTGGAAAAGTCGAATTTCTTGTTGTATCCACTTAGTGGATCAAAGCCATCATCATTATTGCTTTCTGATGTGCAGGCGCATAATGTTAGTCCGGCAATGAATAGTAAGAAGTGCAATAACTTTTTCATGAGTTTATGAATTTACCCCTATCGAAATGAGTTGGTAAGAAAAGAGTAAAAAATATTTGTGCTATTGAAATAAACCGAAGTTTTTATGTTTTGGTCTGCGGGCGCCCCGGTCATTTTTAAAGGAGACCGTAATCTCCTTTAAAAGTGTAGCTCGATTATATGGATCTTATTTTGGGGGGTTCTATTTTATCATATTGCTTCCGCTCTAATGAAGATGGCATAAGGCTAATTAGAATACCGCTATGCCTCTTTTTTTTGGGCGACATCGCCCTTGCTTTTCGCTCTCTCTTCTCGGTACAGGTCAATTAAAGCCCCGTTTTGCCGAATCAACTCCTCGTTTTGGCGGAGTAGTGAATCTAAGAATCTCTCCATAGTTTTTGGGTTATTTAGTTCAGCTTTCGTTGGCGTGACGTCTTCGCCTCCTTGGCTGACAGGTTGGTCGGTAGTTTTGAGCATGGGCTCTTCTTCGTACAGGAGCCAGTTTCTATTGATGTCAGGAAATTTGTTTAGAATTTTAGAGATTCTGTCAGGGCGAGGCATTTTGCTCCCCTCTTTAAAATATCCATTTGAAAGCCCCGCCTGTCTCTCAAATTGCGAAACAGAAATCCCTTTATACTGACAATACGCTTGGATTCTCTCTTTAAGGGTCATGATATCAGAGGCTTAATATTATTTTAAAATAGTATAAATATTATTTATGCAAATATTCTAAGAAAATCATCGAATTCTTAGAATTATATTCTATATTTGCAATGTGAAACCCACAAAACTGATACAAATATACGATTTAAGATGAAAAACGCAAGCGTGGGGACTGAATATTTGACGATTGTACCTTTTTGAAGGTATTGGTTCTTTGAAATAAGGTAGAGAGTAAAATTTAGAGAGGGCGGGATACGCCCGCCCTCTCAGGGTTATTTGCTGATGGGCTTAACCGTCGTTCGGACGGTCGTGCGCACCTGCGTCCTAACCCGGATGCGGATTTTTGGCATGATGCAAAATGTTTAAGGGTTAAACATCAGAGCTTGCGCCCTTGCTCGCTTTGAGCCCCCTTTATTCCCATTGCGAGCGCATATACCCTCCGCTTATAGCTCGGTTTTACTACTACCTTATTTATTGGTTCTTTGATGTCAGGTTTTTTATGGTTTCGGCTTGAAGGCGGATAGTCTCCTGCTGACTGGAAATTAACTCTAAAAGGTTGGATAGTGACGCATCGGATTTCGATTTAGCGCGCATATCACCATTGCCCGTAAGCAGCCAGTCACGCGATATTTGCAAGTAATCTGCAATCACTTCCACAGTCTTAATACTGGGCTTTGTTGTTGAATTTGCGAAAATACGGCTTAATGTCGCCTGAGATACATTGGTCTTAGCGGAAAGTTCATAAGGTGTAATGCCTTTTTCTTCAATTACTTGCCGCAATCTTTCTCCGAAACTCATAAATTAATCATCAAATTACTTGCAAATTAATTTCAATATGCTTACATTTGCATTGTGAAAACGAACAGTTAAGGCAAATATACAGTTTATAAGGGACAACGCCAAGGTAAAAGTCGGATAATTTGAAGACTTACCTTGAATAAGGTAATAAAAACGGACAACGCGATGAAAGCAACTTACGACAAATCGAAGATCATGAAGAACGCCTGGTATCTTAAAAAGGTACAGCCGGGCAAGAGTTTCGGGGAGTGCCTGCGCAAGGCTTGGCGCAACGAGAAGTTGGCGATGCTGACCGCGAAGATCGAGAACCGCCCGACGGAGCAGCCGAAGGCCACGGAGTACCGCCCCGAACTGCTGAAAGTGCCGACAGGTTTCTATGGTGTCCGAGGAATGTACTATGGTGACTAAAGCACGATGCAATATGAACGAAGTAATTCAATCGACTGACCGCTTGACGGCACTACTCGAGGAGCAGGCCGCCTGCGTTGAGCGGATCATGGCAATACTGGACAAATAATATGAATATGAATACTGCAAATCAGCGCGCTGTAAAGTTGCCGTTCCAAGAATATGTTTCTACACTTGGGAAGACTCGCAAAAGTAAGTTGTGGGCAGAAATTCGTCTTGTGACAGGAAAGGACAAGACAACAATATGGCGATGGGCGCACGGACGCACCCGTCCTGACAAGTCAGACAGGGATAACATAGCATTCTGTGTATATAAATTCTCTGAAAATAGGTTACCCGGCGACGCATTATTCCCAGAAGATTATCCATACAAAGGTACCCATGCAAAGGTTAAATAACGTAGAGTTTTTTAACTCACCCGAAGGAGAGGTGCAGATCCGCGATGAAAAGGGAGTGCGCACCTACATGGAAGAAGATAAAGAGCTTACGGATGCTTTGTTCTCGGTTATTGAACTGGATTACCCCAAGGCATTCAAGGCGTTGTCGGAGATTTACAACAAGAGCAAAGCGAATGCCTCCTACTTCAAATACAGGTGCGCCCACCGATTCATCCGCTGCAACTTCGGGATGTATGATAAAATACCCGATATGGACGAGTTCGGCCGGTTCAACTTCGAGAATGTTGCTTGTCCGCTGGTGGGGGAGTGCAAATACTATAAAGTAATCTGTAACCCAGAGTTTAATACTAACCTGACAATGCGGGAGAAAGAGATTGTCCGCCTATATAAAGAGGGATGTAAGACCGAACGGATTGCCGAAATACTGTCACTCTCCCAGTTGACGGTCGAAACACACAAACGAAACGCTATGCGTCGCACAGGGTCGACAACGCTTGCCGAACTCGTGATATGGGCTAACAACCACGGACTTTAAACACAAAAAAAACTCATAAACCAAAAATAAAATAGTATGGAAAATTTACTGCAATGCAAGGGCAAGAAATTCAAGGCCAACATCTACAACATCCCAGTTGAAGGGCGTATTCAGGTAGAGGAAGGGAGTATTTATCTATGCCAAAATGTGAAGGATGGAGCCGATTGCGAAGACAAATTAGGCTTCAAATGCAGTTGGCACATCGAGGATGGTAGCGAGATGGCACTCATCAAAAACAACGTTTCAAATCTTTGTATCCACCCTTCGACGAAAGAAGAGGCCGAATCTTTCAAGGATTGGCAGGTAGGGGATAAGCTTGTATACGAATCAAACACTTGGGAGGTGATTTTCCGTAGTGGAGAATTGGTCGTGTGCAAGAGAGAGAACGGCAATGTGCCTTACAATTTCACTTGCGACGAGCTTTACACATTAGGGTTTCGCCTTGTTTATGAACCTGATCCTGAAACTGAGATTGTCGAAGTAACGATGGATGAAATCGCCAAGATGAAAGGCATTCCGGTAGAGCGGCTTCACATCAAAAAGGAATAGCATCACAGGGTGCGTAGTTCAACGAGAGAACGATTAAGGAGAGACGAGAGAACGGCAACCTCTTATGGTTTGTATCGGCTTGTGAAACGCGAAACAATAAATGCAGGTTCGAATCCTGCCGCACCTCCAAGATAGCCACCGCATAGGTGAGGGGTTTGATTGCTGGCACTAACCCCGCCGCAAGGCAAAAGCAATTTCTGTGTTCTTTGACACATTGATACACGAGAACCATCCGAGCGGATGTAAAACCCGGCGAGCGACTTGGCGCAGAAGGGCTGGCAACAGATAAATACCAATGAACGAGCGATGACCCGGAGTAATCCGGAGAGCCGTATTGATTATTACGCCTGGTGTGGCTTGACCGCCTATCCAGGCTCTATGGCAGGCCTTGCGCACCGTTCTTTCAGCAGTGGGTTATTTCATTTTAGGCGTGAGGTCTGCATCTTGCCCGCGTGCGCTTTTCGGTGGCGCAGTTTTGAAATGGAGTTTAAAGTTACAGTGCGCGCGGGCTTATTTGCAACACCTTAAAACAATTATACTATGGAGAAGAACACTTTGAGGAAGAGGAGATTTCTATGCTTCGACCTGACGCCCAGGTGGAAAATGTGGAAACGGATCGAAGACCTGGAGGTGCGGCTTGCTACATGCCTTTGCGAGCGCAATGAAGCGGATGGACGCCTTATCGAGCGGGAACACGAGGTATTGGCGCTCACTCAAGCACGTGATACCCTGTACAAGCGCATCGACGAACTGGAAGGCAGGCTCAGGAAATTCGACCGTACCCGTGGGAAAAGCGGCAAATACATCAAAGGCCATGAAACACGATCCTCAAAATAAAATTCTGGCCTATCTCAAGGCCGGCGGCAGGCTGACTGTTCGCAAGGCTGAGAGGCTGTACCACACAACGGAGCTGCGCCGGATCATCAGTCGGCTCCGGAAAATGGGATATTCCATTTGCTCGAACAAACAGAGGGCCGTTACGGAAGACGGACGGCCGACACAGTTTAACGAGTACTATATGCCACAGGTAGCGGATTCCTGCCAATAATCCGCAAATCGCATTTTAAGTTTGGTATTTGCCATTGGCCTGCTGTGAAGCACGCGGATGGTGTGCCGTCGGCATTAAAGCCCTACGCGGTGGCGTGGGTGAGTGGAGATGTCGGCGGCATTTATTGAGCTATGGTGTATCGGCTGGGTGCTATCCAATCAGCACCGCGCAAAGGAGATTGGAAAATTGCTAACCTCAATATTCGAAAGCCATGAATGAGTTTACGGAAATCACGGTTAAATGCGTGTGGACGACGATAAAGGGGCGCATTTGGCGAGCCCAATACCGCCTGCGGTCAAAGGCTGTCCGGATACAATCCAAGGCCATCTACCGGGCATTGAAGAACGAGAACAAGCCCCGTATTTACCGGGTTGAAATACGATAGCCCATGAACACGCAATATTACACGACAACCACGTCCCCGGTGCTGACGTTCGAAGAGTATCATGATATTCCGAGCGAACATATAACTGGCCAGCGGTCGACATTCTCCCAGAGGGCCAGAACGCTGATGGAGGTAGACCTAAAGTTGATTTATCGGGCTATCCGCGAAGCCATTCAGAAGGATATGCGCGGTGATGAAGACGGCCGGGTCTATTCGGTTGCATACAAAATCTATGACATTCAGGCGAGGCATCACTATATGCCTGTTTATGAACGCCGATACGATGTCTTCGCCGGATGTTTCGAGGAGGTGCAAACCGGGTGTGAAGACAGCATCGAGGTTATTAATGTCACCGATATTGACGGCCGGATATGGCCCGGGCATATGGCCCGGTTGAAAAATTACGCAAAACGAAACAATTTATAACAATGAGGACAATCATTGAAGTTGCCATTGGCAACATTACCATCTTTAGCGCGAAGTACTCACGACGTCTTGCGGATAAAGAAATCCATAAGGTTGTGCGTGAAGGGTGCATAGGCATCGACCGGAGCAAAGCCGTGATAACCATTAAATACGAGTAGGCTTATGAAAGAGTTAATCGCTATCCAGTCGGAATTGAAAGCTCCCAAGGGGCAGTATAACAGTTTCGGGAAATACAAGTATCGGAGCTGCGAGGATATTCTCGAAGCAGTCAAACCGCTGCTCAAAGCGCATGAATGCGCGTTGAACCTTTGCGATGACATTGTCAATGTCGGCGATCGCTACTACGTGAAAGCCACGGCGCGCATCACCAACGCCTCCGGAGAATCGGCGACGGCCACTGCTTTTGCCCGTGAAGATTTCGACAAGAAAGGGATGGATGGGGCACAAATCACCGGTACAGCGTCGAGCTACGCTCGCAAATATGCCCTTAACGGGTTGTTTTGCATCGACGATACAAAAGATGCAGACACGGACGAGCGGCGAACCGAGAATACCAACCGGGTAGCTGCGCAAAGTGCAAAAACTGTACAATCCACTGAGACCCCGGCCAACGCTCCGGCACCTGCCCGCAAACGAATTACTATGGAACACCTGGATGACCCTATCACCTGCGATCAGCTGCTGAAATGGATGTACGGGGTTCTCACGACTGACAACTATGCCGCAGATTTTGACGCAGGGGCACGCCTGCTGAAATACCGCGACGCCGATGCCGAAGTCGTGGATCGCTTCTCGGCGCTCTTCGAATCATATCGTCAGGCACGCAAAAATGCAAAGTGATATGGAAGCACAGGTAATGTTGCTGCGGGAATCGACGCCCGCCGCCGAGCTGGCCGCCCGGGCTATCTCCTCGGTTGTAAACGGGGAGGTAGACCCGATCACGGCTCACATCAATATCAGCCGTATGGAGGCCGCCATCAAGCTCTTCAAGGAGAACACCTACGTGCGCGACATCACGCTGCGGGAGCTTGCCAAATACGGCAAATCGCACCAGTTCGGGGACTGCCGGCTGGAGGAGGCCGAATCGGGCGTAAAATACGACTATTCTATGTGCGGCGACAGCAAACTGCGAGATATGTATGAAACGCTTGAAGCTTTAAAAGTGGACATCAAAGAGCGGGAGATGATGCTGCGCAGTATGCCTGCATCGGGCTTGGCGGATCCGGAGACGGGGGAAGTGTTGTTCCCGCCCGCCAGGTCGAGCAAGACTATTATCAAGACTACTTTTAAAAAACCACTGCAATGAATGTATCCAATTCCGATATGCGCAGGGTGATTCGGGCGATTGATATGCTTCGTCCGCTCCCTGAACAATCCACGCGCGAGTGGGATGCCATCCGCAGGTTAAAAATATTCGCCAAAAAACAACAACGAAAATATGGTAAACAAGGTCATCATCATCGGGAATGTAGGTTCTGATCCCGAAGTTCGTGTATTGGACGGGGGCGCCAAGGTTGCCAGCCTGAGTGTGGCGACGACCGACCGTTACACCGACAGGCAAACAAAAACCGTAAAGGAGATAACGGAGTGGCATCATGTGGTGGCGTGGCGCAATACCGCGGATATCGTGGATAAATACGTGAAGAAGGGGGCGCAGATTTACGTCGAAGGTCGGTTGCGAACCCGCGACTATACCGACCGAGATAGCATCAAACGATACATCACGGAGATCATGGCCGATACGGTCAGGATTTTGGGGCGCAGGGAATCCCAGGCTTCATGCACCTCTACTACCTCCCAAATGCAATCTGACCCCGACGATCTTCCCTTCTAAGCCATGGATACATCTGAACTTAAAGAGATCGAGGAAATGCAGCTCTTCATTGAAGCAGAACCGCCTACTGAGCCGCAGGCAATTTCACAGCGCATGTCAGAACTGAGTGTGCGTATGGCGCGTAGCGGCTATCTCCTGTCGAAGGCGAAATACGAACAGGAGTTGGCGATGCTGAAAGCCTCCCGGCTGAAAGACCTGATACCTCTGGCGCCGAGTATCCAAAAAGAAATACTTCGGGCGTCCTGTGCCGAGGAGAACAAGGTCGTTAACATGCTCGACAGGATCAACCGCACGTGTGCCCATCAAGTAGACATACTACGTACGCAACTGAGTTTCGAGAAGGAGCAGATGCGCCAAATAGGCTATAACGCATGACAGATTTAGAACGGGAATACGACCGTGTTTTCAGCCTTTTTATACGTCATCGAGACTGTCCGGGTGGGCGAGGTTTCTGCATCACCTGCGGGGCGCCCATAGCGCCTGAAACATGCGATTGCGGGCACTATATAGACCGAGCTCACAGGTCTACGAGATGGGACGAAAGGAATTGTCACGCCCAATGCAGGGTTTGCAACAGGCATTCTGCTGGTCGCATTGGAGTTTACCGCCAAGTACTGATCCGAAAATACGGACTTGCAGTCGTTGAAGAACTTGAACGCAGTAAGCACAGCGTATTCAAAATGTCGAGGTCGGAGATGTCCGATAAGATCAATTATTACAAACGATTAATTCGCAATGTGTAACACTTCAAATAACAGTTGGATTAAGATGTACCGCAGCTTCCTCGATTGGGAGTGGTATCCGGATACGAACTGCGTACGGCTGGCATTGCATTTCATTTTGAAGGCAAATTACCGGGCCAAGAAGTGGAAGGGTTTAATCATTGACCGCGGACAATTGGTAACCAGCAGAGGACAGCTGTCCGAAGAGACAGGACTTTCGGAGATGCAAATACGCACCGCAATAGACAAGCTGGATAATTGCGGGTTTATAACCAAGTCGGGAACACGCAAATATACTATCATAACTGTCTGTAATTATGACTTATACCAACAAGCACAGGATGGTTTTGATAATGGTTGTCAACCAACAGATAACCAACAAACAACCAGCAAACAACCAACAGATAACCAACAAATAACCACAACTAAAGAATATAAGAAAGAAAGAATAGAAGAATATACACACACACTGGTAGATACTAAAAAGGGGGTTGTAGGGGGAAAAGAGACGGAGGCCGTGGAACTCATAGAATGGATCGCCACGAACGCGCCATGTATTGCTTCGATGCCCGAGCCCATAACTGCAGCACAGGCCGTGTGGCTGTTGCAGGACTACAACGTGAAAGATATTCGCCGATTGATAGCTACCATGCAAAGCAAGCAGGCATACCTCAAACACACGAATGCCTATACGGCTTTTGTCAGTTACGCAAAACTCGACAAGGCGCTTAAGGATGGCGGGCCGCCAAGTGTGCAATCCGGGGAAAAGTATTACACACGGGATGAAGCAATGGCCTACATTCGATTCCGTCGTTTGGGCGGCTCTCTTAAAGATAATTTCACTCTTGAGCGTGTGAATGGGGTGTATTTGTGGCGCTTGAAAGCCTCAGTCCCCTCAGTTAACCTTTAACGAATAAAAGATGGATAACAATCAAATAATGAGTTGTCAAGAAGAGTATATTTCTCGGATAAAACATGAGCTTTTGGGATTTTTTACCACGGATCAAGTATGCCGTATTGTTGAATCCCTCTTACTTGTTTGCTCAGATTATCGTATTGAAAAACATTCAACCTCTATAGTTTCGTATCAACCGGAATGTATTTCCGAAGCACAATTTGTCGTTCAGAATTTTTTAGTTGCCAAGTCGGTCGAAGGATTCAGTCCTCGTTCAATAGCGTATTACCATCAAATTTTAAAGCAGTTTTTCGCCTCGACGACCACCCAGTTTCCGAATCAATCACTTAAATGCATCAGTTCGGATGTTGTGCGGTGGTATTTGGCCATGCGTAGTGTTTTGGGCAAAGTCAGTAAAGTGACACTGAATAATGAACGACGTGTATTATCGTCTTTTTTTTCATGGGCATCATCAGAGGGATATGTTCAGGTCAATCCGATGCTTAAAATAAAATCTATTCGAGTTGATAAACGAGTAAAGGAACCCTTTACGGATGACGATATGGAAGCTATCCGGGGCTCTGTCAGAAATAATTTTGAACATGCTCTGGTAGAACTTCTTTATTCAACAGGGATTCGCTGTTCGGAGTTGGTTCAAATACGCATTAGGGATATAGATTTTCAGAATATGCAAATGAAGGTTTTGGGGAAGGGCGGTAAAGAACGCTATGTGTATTTAAATGCCAAAGCGAAACGGGCCGTTCTGGCACATATGTCACATGGTCACGTAGATTGTTACCTTTTTCCTGCATCTCGGTCATCGAATCATATATCCACATCTTATGTTCGGCAGGTTCTGCATGATATAGGGAAGCGGGCCGGTGTCTCAGACGTACATCCGCATCGTTTCAGGCGGACTACCGCATCCATGGCTTTGAGTCGCGGAATGCCGATAGATCAAGTACAAAAATTATTAGGTCATTCGAACATTGAAACAACGACGTTGTATGCTATTACGGATGTTGAAAATGTGAAATCAAGCCATAAAAAGTATTTGAATTGATGAAACAGCTATGTGACATATTGGGAGCCGAAACCGTAGATTCTATTCCATATCGCCTAAATGAAGTTCTTTTTTACGGCGATTCCGACCGGGATCCTATTTACCGGGCTATATGTGATATGTATGCGAATGATTTAAGCTATGATTGGTTTTATGATTTTTATCAGAGCTTGTACGCACAACGCAAGGATTTGAAACAGGACTTTACGCCAAAATCTATTTCGGATGTCCTGTTGCGTATATCTTCGTCAGATTCAGCCAAAATCACCTATGAGCCCTCTGCCGGCACCGGGTCTCTGTTGATACGTCATTGGTGGAGATCGCGTAACAATTATTCGCTATTTAATTACAGTCCTATTGATCACATTTACATTTGTTCTGAAAAATCAAGTCGCAGCATTCCTTTTTTATTATTCAATCTCAGCGTTCGTGGTATTCAAGGTGTTGTATTTCATGAAGATACTTTAACAGAAGAGTGCTCGTCCATATACTTAGTAGCAAACATATTAAATAATCCCCTTTGTTTTTCACAAATAATTCGATTGAAAGATGAAAAAAACGAATATAAAATACTCTCCACAAGAGGAGGCGATGCTCAAGGAACTTTATTCTGACATGCAGAATTCCAATATATCTATTCTGCTCGGTCGTTCTGTGAATTCCATTGCTAACAAAGCATCTCGTTTGGGATTGAACAAGTCTAAATTGCATCTTCATAAAATAGCTGCTATGCCCAATAAAGGTAAATATAAATCAGGTCATGTGCCTCATAATAAAGGACGTCGCCAGCGGGACTGGATGAGCATGGCGGCTTTGTCTAAATGCACAGCAGCGCGTGTGCATCGACGTAAAAATACCCAAGGATATTTGGCTAAAGGTGTTCTGATTAAAAGAATAGACGGAAAGCTACGTAATGTGGCTCGCCATATCTGGGAGATTACTTTCGGGGCAATACCCGATGGTTATGTTGTGCATCATCTCGACGGCAATCTGCGAAATGTGAGCATAGAAAATTTAGAGTTACGTCGTAGGGGATGGAACTTAGGATACGACAGCGTAGCCGTAAAACAAAGTATTGCTTCTCGTCGTGCAAAGGCTCAACGCTGTAACTACCAAGGTAAATCAATAACAGAATGCCGATCTTATGATACAGATTGCATGCCTAATCCCATGGAGTTTATTATAAAACAGCAAAAATTATGACAGACCAAGTAACGAGCATCGAGCAGTCGAAGCGGCTGATCGAGTTGGGAGTGCCCGCAGATAAGGCGAGCATGGTATGGGAATGGGGATGGGTTTGTGGTACAGTGGACGAAGAAAACTATGAGCTCAAAATTTGGCAGGAGTGTAAGCTGGATAAGATTCTGGCCTATCAAGAATTTCCCGAATCTTTTATCCCCGCCTTTACTGTCGCCGACCTGCTGGCGGTGTTGCCGAAAGTCATGGAGGATGATGAGGGTGTTCCGTTCTACCTTAACATCCAATACAACCGCAAAGAATATTCAGAGATCAAATATAAGGGCGTATATGGCATCCTATGGAGTTGCTTCGGGGCGTCGCTCTTGAATAATCTTGTCGAAGCAGTTGATGGAGTGGTAACTAACGGATATGAATTAACCCTATGAAACTGCCTATCGAGGTTCACAACAAATTGATCCCGTTCAAGGGATTCAGTTGGGTAACATGGCTTGCATTCGCATTCACCCGCAAGCCGAAAGACCGACATTTGGACGAGACTACGCGCCGCCATGAAGGAATCCACTGCGCCCAGCAGATCGAACTGGCCGTGCTGTCCGCGGCAATCCTCCTGCCCGTCGCCATCAGCTACTCGTTCGCGTGGTGGGGCTGGGTGCTTACGGTGGTCGGCATTCTCTTCGCCGGATGGATTTGCTACGGCATTTCGTGGCTGATCGAAGTGATTATCCCGCCTTATCCGGGCGCGTACTACTACACCTGCTTCGAGACCGAGGCGTACAACCATGAGGATGATCCGGACTACTTGAAGCGGCGCATACCGTTCTGGGGCTGGATTTCCTGCATACCGAATTGGAAAGTCAAACACAAAAAAAACTAATTTATGAATACAGAAACGATGTTTTCATCTAAGACCGATTTGTGGGCCACACCACAGGATTTCTATGATAAACTCAATAGTGAATTTCATTTTACACTTGATCCTTGCGCCACCCCGCATAATGCTAAGTGTGTTAAATTCTACACCAAAGAGCAGGACGGGCTCCGAAAAGATTGGGGCGGGAATACTGTTTTTTGCAATCCGCCATACGGTCGGGATATATACGCATGGGTTCGTAAATGCTTCATGGAGGCACAAAAAATCAACACAATAGTTGTAATGTTGATTCCGGCGCGTACAGATACTCGATATTTTCACGAATTTATTTACCACAAAGCACGGGAAATTAGATTTATAAAGGGGAGGCTAAAATTCGGGGACCAAAAAAATAGTGCTCCGTTCCCGTCAATGGTGGTTGTATTTTAATCCATAAACTGTTTTAAAATTTAAGCACAAAGATAACTAACCATGAAAACACTTTATCTCTGGGTTTCAGACAAAGGCTGGACACCCTTTCAGTACAATGAACTTTCTGAATTATCCTCCGAATTTGAGGCGCGCAATATCAAACTGGGCTACGGGTGCGAACTGGGCGACGGGTGCGAACTGGGCTACGGGTGCAAACTGGGCGACGGGTGCGAACTGGGCTACGGGTGCAAACTGGGCGACTGGTGCGAACTGGGCTACGGGTGCAAACTGGGCGACGGGTGCAAACTGGGCTACAGGTGCAAACTGGGCGACAGGTGCGAACTGGGCTACGGGTGCAAACTGGGCGACGGGTGCAAACTGGGCTACGGGTGCAAACTGGGCGACGGGTGCGAACTGGGCGACGGGTGCGAACTGGGCGACTGGTGCGAACTGGGCGACGGGTGCGATGTTCCTAAATCGCTATTTATCAGCGCATCTCGTCATACAGTATCCTATTGGGGTGAGGATGTTATTCAAATAGGCTGCAAACGCTACACCATTTCCGAGTGGCAGAAGCATTTCCGAAAAATTGGCGAGGCCGAAGGCTATAGTCCCGAGCAGATGGAGGAATACAAAGGGTATATAGACCTGATCGCTGCAATGCACAAGACGTGGGCGTTACACTAAAACATCCTAACCATGAAAAGCGAAAAAGCAAGGGAATTTATCGACGGGTGCATAAACAACCTTACAGTTGATATGCCTGACCACGTTGAAAGGCGGTTGAGATTGGCAATGACCCACACAGCCGAGCTTGCCGAGCAGGAAGCCGAGGAGCGGATGCGGGCGAAAGCGATTGAGGCGTATTGCCAAGATTGCGGTTGTAGGGTAGAAAATGAATGTGGGATAGATTCGGATAGTTGTATAGCATTCCGAACTTTCATCCAAAAACTGAGCGAGAAATGAAAACGACTGAGGAAAGAGCAAAAGAATACGCGCATCAATACCGACGAGATGTACATGACTTAAAAGGTGAACGAGCCGATGCGGCCTTTGCGGCATATTGTCAGGGTGCCGAGGATAAGCATAAAGAGCTTACCCGCTGGCACGACCCGAAAGAGGAATTGCCGGATGGCAATCGAGATGTTTTAATTAAAACAACGTTATGCACAAAATACCGCATAGCCTTCTACAAGGCAAATGAGACGCGGAATTATCATTGGCACGAGAACAATGGAGCTATTGACGATGATATGGTTATCGGCTGGCGGGAAATTCACGAATAAGACAGAGCTATGAAAACAGAGAAAACAGCGGCCGAAAGGCGCGAGGAATTGGCGACCCTCTTGTTTTGCCAAAGTTATCTATACTATCACGATATGCTGTCCTCGGCCGAATCTAAGAGGGTATGTAAAAGGATATCGGCCTTTCAGGATAAGCACCGAATCGCTATCACGCGGGAGCAGATCGACAGTGTGGAAATTAAATACCAAGATGAACTATGAAAGGATACAGAATCAAAGTAGTGGCGCAGATAACCATTAACGTCACCAAAGAGGAGTTCGACGAGGACGATTCCGTAGGAATAGGATTCAACAAATTTAATGCGGTAATGTATGCGAAAGGATGCCTTGTCGAACGGATACGGAATAACCCCAATGTGGGGAGTGTGAAGGTTGAGGAATTCGAATACGATGACGAGCCATGACAAAAGCATCATTTAACACAATAGGCGGACTGTTGATCGCCTTTGTTGCGGGAAACTTAGCGCAACACGACTACTCGGTGGCGGATTGGTGGAGGTTTGCGCTGCACGTTATTTTTACTGTTGCGGGAATTTGGATGTTCAGCAACGGATATAGCAATTTGCCGAAAAAATAAAACAATGACACCAAAGGAGCTATACGACTGGGCGGTCGAGAGCGGCTGCGAGAATTACGACATAAAAAATACGTGCGTTCATTGATGGCTGGGGTGACATTGCTTCCGATATTGAGGAGCTTGGAATTGTCAAAAAAGAACGACCTAAAATGATTATAATTGACATAAATAACCAATGAAACGAGAACTCACACTGGCCAACATTGCGGGGTACCTGCCGCATGGGTTGAAAGTTATATACAAGAATGCGAGGCATTACGGTGTGTTTGATATTGAGATAGGCAAGCGTCGTACGTCGGACGGCCTTTGTTATTATCTGGAGGAAAACGAATTGCCCGTCCTCCGGCCGATGTCCGACCTGTGCGAGGAGATCACCGAGCAGGGCTATAACGAGGGAAAGCCGTTTGTGCCAATTGTGACTATGGCAAAAGTCGCCTACAAGGGTGTAGGAGATTGGGGGCATCCCATATATTCAGGAGAAGTTTATCAGTGTTCTTGTAACGGCATTTTCTATGGATTCGATCTGGCCGATGGCTCCTTTGTAGTCTGCGATCAGACTGGGTTTCCTGTGTTTTCCCCTAAGCAACGTGATCTTTTCGACCTTCTCCACCGCCTGCATTTCGACCACCGCGGTCTGATCGACGCCGGGCTGGCCGTAAGCGTTCACGATTTACCCACAAACCCGTATGAGTGATGAAAACCAACAGACCGATAAACGACTGTTATTGCTATAACTGCCGGAAATACGAGCAGTGCCGGGACGAAGGAATGTTTGACGAGGGACGGGACATCATTGACTTCTGCGTGGACTATGAGGATGTGAGCTATCCCGATGACGATAACGACGAAAATGATTAAGTCATTAAAACCAAACTACTGTGGAAGAGAAGATGAACCACACAAAACCTAAAGGCGGCTATGTGTTTATGACGTATGACGAATTTCAAGCCCTTGCCGAGGTAATTGCAATGGCAGAGGGAGGGGTTGAATCGGCAGACGAAGATTTCGCTAAATACATGCGCAAGCATGTGCGAAACGCGAACAAATTGATGGTAAAATTCAACACGAGAAAGAAAAAATGAAAACAGGAATTGAGATGATCGCAGAAAGGGAAAGCAAGATATTCACGGCAAATGGAATGTCACGCGAGGAACTGAGACTGAATTACAATGCGGCCTGCAACGCCTATCTGGCTGCTTTTTGCGAGAAGCACGGCTACGATTATGAGCCGGCTGCGTGGACAGGTAACGACCCCGGAGGAATTGCAGAGGTCGGCGATCTATTCGTGAGCATGGCCGATATGCTGACGGACATCGACCGAGACGCTCCGAAGGAGGAATACATCAAGTACTACGACTACTGTATGCGTGTCGGAGGGATTTGTGACGGCAAACTGAACACCCCGAATTACGACAGCTGGCTGCGGGGATGCCCGCGGATGGACGAGGAGCAAATAGCTCGGCTGGAGGAATTGCAACGGGATGTGCGTAGTGCAGAGATGAATTTGAAGGTCGAGATCGACAGAATTAACAACCTCAAACAAGAATAGTTATGCGAGAGAGTAAATTCAGAGGCAAGCGTATAGATAACGACAAGTGGGTTTATGGAGACCTGATTCATTGCTACGGCGCAGACGCAGGCCGGATATTTATCAAGACCTTTACAGGATTATATGAAGTTGATCCCACTACCGTCGGCGAGTATATTGGGCTGAAAGACAATAACGGCACGGATGTTTGGGAGGGAGATATAGTAGAATGGGAAAATCTCATGAAAATCAATAGGCGTAGCGTAATTGCCTATCGAGATCGGATGTTCTGTTTTGTAGATGCGAACAATGAACCTGAGGAAATTTGGTGTTGTTCATTTACGAAAATAGGTAATATCCACGACACCCCGGAATTACTTAAAACTGAATAACCATGCAGAAGATAATGTTTAACGACCGCTACGGACTGACGAATGCGGTCATCGAGGGGCGAAAGACCATGACGCGACGGTTGATTCCTGATGAGTTCTTCGGACTTACGTGGGACACGAGAGGCAACACCTTGGTTTATGAAAACGAATACGGGGATTTTATTGATGTCAGGCACTCGAAGTATACCCGCTATAAGCTCGGCGAAGTCGTGGCCGTGTCGCAATGCTACAACGATGTGGTGCAGGAATTTACGGATTTGGCGTTTGTGCCCGGAAGTACTAACAAAATGTTCGTCCGTGCTGACCTGATGCCTCACCAAATCCGCATCACGGGAATCCGTTGCGAGCGGTTGCAGGATATTTCGGACGAGGATTGCGTAAAGGAAGGAGTGCGTGTAGGTTCGCAAGCATTAGAATACCCATACTATTTTATAGACACAAAACAATTTTTGATCTGTGATTATAAATCACCCAGGCGAGCCTTCGCCGCACTAATCGACAAGGTGTCCGGCCGTGGAACGTGGGATCGGAACCCGTGGGTGGTGGTTTACGAATTTGAATTGGTGAAATAGTATGAAATTTACAACCCCATGCTTTGTCCGTGTCGAGGATGCGGAAAAGCGAAAGGAGCTGACCGAATGGCTGAAGGGAATCGGGTATTACGTATGCTCCTGCTGCCTATTTGACGGCTGTAACACCCTGCATTGCAGAGGGATTGATCGGCTTAAAATCGCTTACGAGGTGCACGGGATCTGCGACTACGACGAGGAGACCCGATACAGCATCGGTCAGTTTAAGGCCGAAAATGCCGAGAGTCGCAATCCGAGTTACGACTGCGGTGAGAATGTCGAGCTGTTCAAGGCGTTGGCAGCGATGAACGACGAGAACGACCGCGAGCAGTGGTTTATCGCGGAGGAAGCGAAGGCATGGGTAAACCAAGGGCTGTATGCACCCATTGGGAGCTTCGAAAAATGCTTGCTGGAGCATCGGGTCGGTATCCCCGCCCGTAAGGCCACGGTTGAGGAGATTATCGAACATTTCAAAAAGAGGGAGAAATGATACGAGCAAGATTCTATATCAAATTCAAAGATTGCGGTAACGATTATCGGCCAGTTAAATGGCCGATCAAGTATCCGTATTGGTGTACGGGCGAAAGCGTCGACGCTTTCGTTATTGTCGCCTATGCCGAAAATGTCGAGCAAATAAAGGGGCTATGGCCGGAGGCTTATATGATCGAATGCGAGGAAGTGAATGAAATAACCTTCACTACAAGATTCCCAAAACCGAAGTGGTACAATTCGAGTTCGAATTGTTGAAATAGCGAGATTCTCGCAAAATCTCGAAAAACTGAAATAACTATGGATATTCTAACCCCACACGACGGTATCACGAACGAGAAGATTTGCAAGGCGCAGATCGAAGCCGTCGAGAAGAAACAGAACGAATATAAACTGATCGGTCGGCTGACGAAGATTCCCGGCCACACCCTCTACAAGTTTAACACGACTACTCGGGAAGCCTCTAAAGTGGAAATGCGAGCTGATATAACACGCCAATACGATCCAGACACAGATACGGTTGTACGGCATATCAAATCGAATGTGAAAGTCGAAAAAAACTGTTACTACGAACAGGCGTTGAACATGAAGAACTTTATCAAACGGTTGCGCCGTCGGGGGGTCATTGGGGCTGACGAGAGTGTGAAAATTATAAAATGAGATAGCTATGAGAGAATTTGACTTATCGGCCGCCAAAGCAGGGGCGCCGGTGTGCACGAGGGACGGGGAGGAAGTGCGGATTATATGTTTTGATCGTATTTGCACCATATTCCCAATCATAGGATTACGCAGAAATGTCGACAACGAGGAATATGTTGTAACGTTCACGACTGATGGCCGCAAATTTTTCACGAGTAAGGATGGTGGAGATTTGATGATGCGCGACGACGACTACGCCGAGAAGCTGGCGCGGGGAGAGTACGGGAATCACATCCACGAAGCCACCGAAAAGGTTGATCCAACTATTAAGGAAAACTTAACAGTTGACCGGGAGTACTGGCGGAGGGTGTATGCCGGATATGTATTGGCGGGGTCGTGCGCTAGAGTAAGTCGGCTGTCTGCCGAAGGTGTCAAATTTGCTATCGCCCTCGCCGATGCCCTCCTTGAAGAGCTGGAGAAAACGGAGAAGAAATTATGGCTGAATTCAACTTGCAAATGCAACAGAATTCTGATTAATAATTTGTTTAAATTT